ATAATTGTCTTTTACTTTTATGTCTGCTACGTTCCAAAGAAGATAACGTTCGGAACCCAACCAGTCAACACAATTCTTCAATGTAGGACGAAGAAATCCATCTCGCCATGATTCATATGATGAACCATACTTCTTATATGACTGGTTCCCATCTTCACTATATGCTTCCCTATTAAAATATGGAGGTGAAGTAAATATCAAATCAATTGATCCCCGATGTTTTTGGAAATTAACATCCTTGTGAATTTCTTCAGATCCTAATTGATATAGCTCGTAATTATTTGTTGAACTGAAGAAGGGATTTCCGCGATACGTTTCAGTATTGTAGAAATCAGCAACAGCAGAATATTTAGAATCGCCAGTATCGTAGAAATTATCAGGATTGGGATCAGTGCCAATATAAAGAATATTGCGATCATCACGACAACACATAGCGCCAAGAATTCTACCACCCCAACCTGAACTAGGGTCAAAGATTTTAATTGTTTCCTGTGACTTGATATCATTGGTAAACCTTTCATAAAGGTATTTAGCCGTCATAGGAGGAAAATTAACAGCAGGCTGTATATAACCAATTCTAAAACACTTAAAACCAGAAGGAAATATCCTATTTCCTTTTTTGTAAATTCGGATAGCATAAAGTTTTTCATTGGACACATTTTCAATATCAAAAGTTGAATGATGACGGTATGAGAGTAGATCTCTCCACTCAGTAACTTGATCATTTGTTAGCTGTAAGATATCAGACTGTTCCAACTGAAAGTAACTAGTATTCAATCCATCTCTAAGTTTTACTTCTTCTAACATAAAGTCATACCCCTTAAACAGCTCAGGGTATTCAAAATAAATTTTCATCCACTCTTCACCTGAAGAGACATCTACGATAGAATATTTTTTACTATGTTTGATTGCAGAGAGCGCATGACTATAAAACGAATCCCGTCGTAAGTGCCTAGAAGCACCACGTATGACACGCCCGAGATAATCATGATTAGCAACCAAATCGTATATAGAATATCCGTCATCTTTTTCATTGTAATTTATTCTTGTTTTGAACATGTTAGAAAACCACTGATCTACTTCTACACCAGCACGAGATTTGTTCATGATAATATCATCATCAATATCGGAAAGTTGATCTGTTTGAGTAAACTGATGTACAGGATATTCAGCGAGTTTATTGAATGAATCAATGATATTAGTTTTATTTTTTCCGGTTCGAGGGGGGCATCCGTATGTGTCCCACGCATACGTTATCACTTTTCGCATACGGACGACCCATCCCTCGAACTCAGAAGCGGTCATAGAAAGAAGATCTTCGAACATTACATTCACGTCACTATTAATTACATAATCATTTCTTTCGTAGAACTTTTTCATGACACGCTATTATACCAATACAAAATATATTGTCAAGCACCAACATTCCAAAATAAAGCCCCCGGAGAAGCGTGTTCTTTGATGAACTCCCAAGCCTTTGCATCATATGTCGGTGCAGATGGGAATGGTGGCTTTACTTTTGTTTCTTTATTGAAAGGGAGTTCGCATTGGTATAGTTTTGCTTTCCCGTAGTTTCCTTTGTGTCCAACAGTAACACAATGGAAGTCCGCATCTGGCCATGCGAGTTGTAGACCTCTGGTGAGAGTCCCACTGGACCCAACTGTCCATACTTCGTTAGGTCGAACATCGATTGATAAAGCAACCCTAACAATAGAAGCGATAACAGTGTCATGGTCAAAACCAATAGGAAGCAATCTACGCACTTTTGGATCTTGTCCAACATAATCTCTTGCTCTTTTCTCTGTCACTGACAGCATACCATTAGAAACCCATTTCATATCAGCACCAGCTTTTAGTGCTTCTATCTGATAATCATGCAACTTGTCCCATGCCCTTTCAGCCATAAATATGACTGATTTTTTACCATATTTGCGGCATAAGTACGAAAGAGAAATCTGTGCGTACCCAGTTGCGGGAGAACTCCCATATACCCATTCTTCTATCTCCGGTTGACTTTTAATTAAATAATCAGCGAAACGCATTTTTGATCCACCGTCAAGTAAATCATCACGTACTACCATAAATCCATCATGCTCTTCTATCACGGGAGCAGGAAACGGATCTTTCCAGTTACCAATATCGGTTATCAAATCAGTATCAAAAAGACTTGTCATGTATTACTTTATCCTACTAAAATTATTCTTCTTCTCAAACGTAAGGTAGTTCGAAAATTTATCTGCCAACTGATCTGATTTATGACTAATAACAAATATATTAGTATTTATAGACAGATCATCTAATAGCTTCATAAGATCATCAGTACCCATAGCATCTAAAGAAGAATCAAAAACTTCATCAAGTATCAGTAAGTTACAACTAGCACTATTCTTAAGTTTAGCAATTTCTCGCCAAGACAAAATCAATGCTAAATCAATTCTAAGTTTCTCTCCCTCACTAAAGCTCATATAACTAAACGTGTCTCTATGACGACTTTTAATTGTTTCGTTAAATTCCTCATCTAAAGCAAAATTGGCAAAGAAATTCATAGAAGACAAATACTTATTGATTAACTTATTAATGATTGGTAAATAGTATTTGATGATTTTACCTTTAATTCCAGCGTCTTTTAGTAAGCCATATACAACATCGTAATTATACTTTTGATTTAGGACATTATCTTTTTCTTCCACAGTTTTTTGTTGAGTCTCACAAAACTCATATAGCTTATCTTTTTCTTCATCTATATTACCATTATTAGTTTCTAGATCTGTTATTTCTTGTTCAATATATTGAATTTGAGAAAACAATGATTTAATCATACTCTTTTGTTCAAGTATTATATTTTCCTGTGATCGTATTTCATCTTCTTTTTTGTTTATATCATCTATACGTTCAGATGTTTCATTGATCAACTGTTCAATACCAGCTAATCTTGAATCTAGATTATCTTTCTTTAATTCTTTTTCATCAAGAGTTTTTTGTCTGAAATTTTCATCGATTTCCTGCTTGCATGAAGGACAATTACTATTAGACGAATAGAAAGAAATTTCTTTACGTAGTCGTTTGAGGTCACCTTCAACTTGATTTTCTGTTTTTTCAATGCCCTTCAAGCTAGTTAGAAACTGTTCCTTGTCAGGTGTTTCTGTACGAATGGTCTCAATCTTCTCTGATATCGAGGTAATTTTTTCCTGTTTATCTTTCCCCTCATCGATGAGTGATTGTAATTTACTTTTATTCTTTTCGATACTTTCTTGACTTTTATTTTCAAGGGTTTCGACATGACTCTTTTGTAGGTTGATTTTTTCTTTCGAGATCGTGATCTTGTTTTCAATTTCATTTAAATTCTCTTTCAATTGTGATAGCTTAACCTTGAGTAAAGAATTCATCACACTAAAAATTTTAATATCTAAAATATCTTCAATGACTTCCCTTCTGTCATTGTTAGATAATTGCATAAAGGGAACAAACGAAGAAGAACCTAAAATAACTATCTGCATAAATGACTTGTAGTTCATACGTAAAATTTGTTCTTCTAACATTATCTGATAATCTTTTGCTTTTGCATTCTGTGGTAGCAGATCCCCATCCTTGTAAATTTCAAAAACCTTTGGGTGCAATCCACGAACAATTCGGTAGGAATGTTTCGGTGTTGCAAATTCAACTTCAACAATACAATCTTTCTGATTTATACTATTAGTCAGTTGTGGAATGTTTACCTTTCTAAAAGGCTTACCAAACAATCCAAATGTAATTGAGTCTAGTAAAGCAAATGATTTTCCATGACCATTTTTACCTGACACAAGAACGGTATTATATCTGTCCAGATTTATTTCTGTAAATATATTACCGAAGGAACCGAAGTTTTTAAACTTTACTTTTTTGAATACTAGCATACTATTCCCAAGAACTCAAACCTTCCATATAAAGCTCACGAATTATTTGCTTTATTTTTCCCTTCTCTTCAATATTATCATCATGATCAATCTCATCATTGATAATAGTAAGAGTATCTTTAGCCATATCGATCGATTCTTCTTCAATAACAAAATCACTCATATCCTCAACTACGGTAACATCAATAACTTTATGTTGATATAACTTATCTAAAAATGAATCAAATACTTTTCTTTTGTTTTTATTCTTTACTATTACTTTGACGTAACAATCTTTATATAAATTGAAATCTACACCCGACAATGACTTCGCATCTGTATCATCATACTCTATATGATAGAATTTTCTTCTATTATTTTCTACAAATTGTAGTTCTCTAGTTTCAGTATCTAATACATGAAATCCTTTTGTGTCATGTAGATCACTGAATGTTATCTGATATTGAGTACCCAAGTAATACACATTATTTTTACTACTCTTACTATGGAAATGCCCGGACAAAACCATCTCAAATCTCTGAAGTAATTTATCTGACATACCATTTCTAAAATTAACTCCCCGCATAACTTCGTAGCCATTTAGTTCAAAATGTCCACCAATTATAGGGCAAGAGCAAGTCCGTAGAAACTCTTCACATTTATCGCGATTTGTATTGTTTATCCATGGTACCAAACCAACACACAAACTGTCGAACTGAACTGATGTAGGCTCTTCGTACAAATGAAAAAACTCATTCTTATCATCGAATAATTCTTTGAGTGAGTTTATTTCATTGGTATTTCTATAGAATGTATCATGATTACCAATAGTACAATGAAGATTAATTTTATTATGTTCAAGAGAATTAAAGAACTTTGTTCGAACTTCATGTAGAGTGTTGAAGTTAACAAATTTTCGTCTATCCATCAAGTCACCTAAATGAATAACGTGATCAATATTATTGTCTATACAGTATGGAAAAAATTGATCCTGAAAAAACTCTAGAAAATAGCTTAGAAAAATAGACGAATCATTTCTTGCTCCGAAATGAGTATCATTAACTATTGCAACTTTCATTTTTTCTTTTTCTTTTTTGGTGTTAATCTTTCCAGATCTGTGTCGGAAATATTAAAGTGTTCCTTCATAGCATCCGTAGTATTATCTTTTTCAAAATAATTGGTTTTAAACCAAGATGATAATGTTCCATCATCATGCATTTCGGTTATCTTAAACTTGATGTATTGTTGCTTCTTTTCTTTTTCTATTCTTCGCAAAAAGGCATAATATGTTATTTGCGTAAAATATGAAAAGGGATTCTTTGATTTTTCTGGATTGAAATTGTGAGCATACAAAAGACAATTTTCTATGGCATCACTTATCATTTCATCCTTGTATGGATAATTTGTAAAGTTAGGTTTCTGTGCAAGATGTATAGCTATATCAAGAAAACATTTACCAACATAATTATTGATTGGTGGTCGTTTTTCCCCTATAGCCTCTGCCTCGATTACTAGCTTTTTCCATTCGGACATTTCCTGAAAAAACTTTTCGTTATCTATATAATGTGTTGGTTTTTTACTCATGTATACATTTTATCCATTTCTAAAAATTAATCAAGAAAATACTTGACAAATACTTAAAGTGACTTATAATCCACTGTGTGGAGAGAAAAGGTAATAGTAATTAATACTCTATTAATAATACTTAGTTACTATTGAAATCTGTTAGATCAAAATCCCAATCAGTCCATCTATTACCATAATCAGGATGGTTAACATCATCCCCAGTATATTCATTTTCACTTATCTGCTCGAATGGTATTTCCATTTCATCATCGTAAAATGAATCATCCATAAATTCCATATCAAGATTGAATTTTTCTAGCATATCTTCTATATCTTTATTGCTACCAATAAATTTAAATACAGCATCAGGACCAGCTGGTCCGTCTTCCGGATTATGATTTGATTTGTGATCAATCATATCATCAAGAAGCTTTCTGATCATGTCATTATTACTAGGGGGAAGTTGCTTTTTAATTTTTGTTTCTGTATATTCTTTATTTTTCTCTAAATTATAAAGAGAAATGGCATCTTCCATGGGAGTTAAATATGTAAGGATAAAATCCTCTGGAATTTTAACTTCTTTATTAGTTGAATATTTAGCCCATTTTTGTAATACGGTAACTTCTTTAGGAATGCCCGTAAAATCATTTACTATTGTTGACTTAAAAATCATAGGTGTTTCGACTATAAGTTTGCCGTTTTCTTTACCTTTAATTCTTGTTATAACGTCATCTCCGCTTTTCAGCTTGATAATCCTATAAGAGTTGCTCATGAGTATCTCCTTCTATACGGACGTTGTACTTTTCATAATTGAATTCTTCATTAGTATATATCTTGATTCTTTCGTCCAGATGTCTTAACGTATGGTTCCTGTAGCTTTTATGTGATAGATCATCCGAAATATCATATAATTTTACTTTATCTTTAGTTTTTGTTTTACGTAGACCTCTACCAATTGATTGTAGTACTCTCACCACAGATTTAGAAGGCGAAGCAAAAACAATATTGTTAATATTCCTAATGTTAATACCAGTAGAGCAGGTTCCATAAGACGCGACAAGAATAGCTTTAGATTCTGCATCAACTATATTCCGTATCCTTTCTCTTTGTTCCGTATCCGTGCCTCCGTGAATAAGAAAAACTTTATCATCAGGGGACATTTTATTTATGTCTTCATATAAAGGAATTCCATGCTGCTCAACATAATTGAAAAGTAGCAGTGTATTACCTTTTAATTTACAGCATAAGTTTGTTATAAAATTATTTCTGGATTTCTTTTGTGTTAACCATTTAATTTCATCCATATACTTAGCTTTTTTTATTTCATTTATGGAGTCCTGATTATACTGTAATGTTATACAATCGATTGAAAGATTTGAAAGTAATTGCTTCTCCATCAACTCTTTTGTCTTTACCACATTAAAGACTGGTCCGAATAATCCTTCAATTACTAATTTATGGGTCTGTGATCCATCCAGAGTTCCTGTCATACCTATTTTATATGGGCAGTGTTTTGTTTTAGCCATAAGTGAGGTTAAAGATTTAGCTTTAAACAAATGACACTCGTCCCCAAAAACAACAGAAAAATTCTCAAAGTATTCTATAGGCATTTTGTATATACTTTGCCATGTTGAAATTATAATTCTTTTGCTTGATACTTTATCTTGACCGGAAAAGATAACATGTGCGTTTTTTGAAATATCCCATGTATCTTTTGATGAGTAATCTTTAAAATCATTATACATCTGTGATACCAAACCTGTAGTCGGTACTATTATTAGTATCTTTTTATCTGGTTCGATATTATCAAGATAATATCTCATTAAGTAATATATGATCAAGGACTTACCACTACCAGTTGGTGATAATAGTAGAGATCGATTTTTCTTTAATGCGTGATATATTGCTTTTACTTGGTGATCATGTGGTACTATTTTTTCACCATTTGCACTAACCTTTAGGCTAGTGAGTAGATTTAACATATCTTCTTTTGTTATTGTGCTTTCATTTGTGACTTGATTTTCACACGAATAACCTCTGTCAACAGCAAATTTTATTATATAGTTTAGTAGACCAGTATATATTCTACGACTGTAAAGGTTGAACAATCGAATTTGTCCATCCCATTTTCTCTTNTTATATGCAGGAGTAAATTGATAATTTGGTACAAGGAATGTAAAATACTCGTTTAGTTCTTTGGCTAAGCTTTCTTCACACTCCACGTAAATATGAACGGAGTCTACAGGTTTAATAATTAAATCACTCATGCATAGTATTTATGCACTATGCACCACTGGTAAATTTGTACCAGTCTAGAGCAGTCTTTATATTCCACTGTCTACCTGTGACTATCTTGATGACATTCTCTAGGTAATCAACCTTTTCCTTTTGGAATGCTACTCTATTTTCTAGTGTAATTATTTGATCATCTGCATTTATAAATCGATCAACATCGGTTTTCAATACATGATAATCAAAAGGTTCCCAACCATGTTCAGCTAATTCTTCTTCAGACAATTTACCGGTATAATATAACCACTTTACCTTCCTTAAACCTCTAAGATCAGTTTCTAGTTTTTTTAATATTAACTTTTCATCACCGAAGAAAATTAGATATTTGTTATGTAGTTGTGGTGTCTTTAGGGATTCTTGATCTAAATTTGTTTCATCAATGATTATATCATTAGAAACCATTTCACGTAGTTCATTAAGATTCATTTGATATATCTTCTACCTTATAAGAAGTGTATGCAAAGGTGGCTGTAGCCACGACTGGTTCGGTATCAACCGATACCGATGAAAATTGAATTCCGCTGATACCTACAGGAAAGAGTTCATTTACCGTAACTCTAATATTTGGTTGGTATGCGCTATTCATTATAATTAAAGTTGCCGTATCGAATTTTTCTTCGTGTGGAATCACCTCAGCATCTTTTTGGTTTCCCATTGATTCTGCTGTACTTAACGATCGCATCCAATCGTGTATTTCTCTCCAGTTTTTCATTTCTTCGTCTACAATAAATGAAACTGTCATTTGTTCGTATGAGTATCTTCCTACAGGATTTCTAAACGGAACACCGATACCCGCTACTGGGACATCAGCAAATCCAATTGTTAATGATGGTAGATTAACAGATTGACAGAAATATGTCAATAGCGGTGCTCTACCTAAAACAAACTGAAAATAATTCGTAGCTAAGTAATTATTTGTACTGGGCTTTCTTATGTCTGAACTATGAAGAAGTTCGGCTGGTCCTGTTAGGGGCATATTGGTTCTCCGTATTATTTATATAAAAAAAGCGGGAGTCCCGAAGGACTCCCACTCTTATTAAATTTTTATTCAAACTCTGGAGTTTTACTCTAAATCAGAGTCCGAAACCAGTGTTACCGTGGAGGTTCTTGACTGCGAAGAGTCTGTAGTACTGGTTACCACCAGACTGAGCAATATCCACAGTTTCTGCGAATGGGTTGCTAACCATGCCGTAGCGGGTCTTAAACCCGATCTTGGGCTGGAAGCTACCGGTATCAACCGCTCTCACCATCTGGAGGGGAACGTATGGGCAGTAGAATACACCTGCGTCATATGGACTGGTTCCCTTGTAACCAACTAGGCAGAAGTTAGCAAAGTTGGTATCAGTGATTGAGTCAGTTGCTGCGTAGGGATCAATGTAGACTCTAATTCTACCATTGAGGATACCTGCGAAGGTGTTACCGGTGTCATCAACTTCTAGCTGCTGGTTGATTGCAGGTGAGATGTTGAGGAAACCACCCATTGCGAGAGCACTTGCGACATCGGCGGAAACGACGATGAAGTTACCCTTACCACGACGAGTTTCCTTAGCGATGGTGTTACATTCACGCTCAATCTGGAACATGAGTCCACGGAAGCGTTCTGCACTCCAACGACCATCGGAATCTATGTTTAGGTCATAAATACCTGAACCGTTAATGTCGTTCTGCTGACATCCAACCTTAGCCTTGTAGTAGAGAGTACGAATGAGTTCACGGTTGATCTCAGAAAGAATCTCAGTGCTAAGAATGTTAGCAAGTTCAGTTTCAGCGTCGAGACCATGGACTGCTCGGAGATCCTGAGCGAGTTCAGTGGTGTACTCTGCCTTGAGGGCGCGAGTTCTTGCTTCAACAGCGATTCTTTCAATGGTGAAGTTCATTTCAGCAAACTCTGGGTTACTGGATGAACCAAGTGCTTCACCAGCGTTGGTAAGCATACCTCTGAACATTTCAAAGTTCTGAGAAGAGAAGTCCTGACCGCGAGTACCATCGTTGAGGATGGGCTTAACACCAGTAGCAGCAGAGTTTGCTGCGGTAGGTCCACCGTTGTCACCTCGTTGATCGTCGGTCTGATGAATTCCACCAGTCTTACCATAACCAGCAGAAGGTTGTCCAGCAGTGGTACCAGTACCACCACCCGAGAACACTGCGAATGGTTCTTGGAAGAGTGCTTCGTTTTGTGCACTACCGGCTTGTCCACGAGCCTTACCGTAACGAGATCTCATCGCAAAGATGAGTCCGGTAGGTGCGCTCATGGGCTGAACACCAGCAAGATCGTAAGCCATTAGGTTTGGCATAGCACGACGGACGAGGCTGATGAGAATGGGATCGTAACCCTGAAGGGCAGTCGATCTGGAACTAGGAACGCCGCCACCATCGGTATAACCGAAAGCACCAGCACCCATGCTGTTAGTTGGAGCAGCTTCGCTTAGATTCTGCTCATTGATTGCTCTTTCTTGGTTTTCAAGTAGAGCTGCGGTAACCTTCTTACGATAGGGATCTGAAATTGCTTCGACGCTATCATGCTCTAGAAGTGGTTCCCACTTCTCACATAATGAGTCAAAGGGTGTAGTAGTATCAAAATTAGACATTATTATTGTCTCCTTAGTGTTTTAATTAATCTGATTTCTTTTGATGTTTCATTTGATTAGCTAGATGATTTACATATGCATTCATAGATGAATCATTGAAAGTTACTGGTGTAGTACCTTCCTCTAACATAGTATCAACTGATTCGGTTAAAATACCCTCTGGTTGGATTGGGAAATAATTTTCCTTAAGGGCATGTAGTTTTCCTGCGAATGATTGTTCATCTTCGTAGGCAACGTTCTTTGCAAGATCAATGAATTTTTCTTTCTGAGTATCAGTTAGATCCTGAGTTGACTCAGAGAAAATTTCCTGTGCTCTTGCAGATGTCAATTCATTGAATAGATCAACATTCTTTTCGATCTGTTCGTTGAGTTGATTCTGTAATTGTTCATTTGCTTCGAATAGTTCATCTAAAACATCGTATCTTTCATTTGGTACATCAATGTAATGATTTTCGAACAGTGACTTGATTCCATCGATAAAGCTTTCCGCAATATCAGACTTGACACCTCGTTCGACTGCCAATTCATTTTCTTCCATCCACTCAGTGACAACGTAGTTTAGATAATCATCAAGCTTTTCTGATAGGTTTGAAACCACATCAACCATTTGCTCTTTGATTACTTCATCATATGATTCGTGAATTTCATTCGAATAATCTTCGATTTTTGCATTTACTGCTGCTTCAAAGATAACACGAACTTTAGATGCAAATTCTTCAGATAAAGTTTCATCTGAGAAAAGTGCTCCCATGCACTCATCGACATCGGCACTTTCCATTTTTGGGGTTGCAATCGATGCCATGTTAACAGCAGCTTGTGCATTTGCAACAGGCTCTAGGGTCTGTAGGATAGTTCCTTTACCCTCTGCATCATGAGCACCACCACCTAATGCATCACGGACTAAATCTCCGCCTTGCCGTTTAGTGGAGATAACTTCTTTTTTACTCTTTTTCTTATCCTCAGTTTTATCTGAGGCCATGTCTGTTTGATCTTCCATTATAGGTGCTCCTTAAAGCCTATTCTTTGTTATTTATAATTTTTTATAATTTAGAAATGAAATCTTTGAATACCCGGATTGCATTTTCTTCTAAATTTTGTCTGTTGGATTCTTTTATCACTTGTTCATAATGTGCAATTTGTTTTTCACGAATAACACCATTGTCCCAAATCCATTCTCTACCTTCCATGATACCGTCAACGAAAGCATCGGGGGCAGATGGATCAGCTACAATGTCTACCGCAGATAAGATAAAATCTTTTTGTACTTCATTTATACCTTCACTATTTTTCTTAAGTGATCCCATACCACGAGAAGATACTCCTAAACAAGCACCTTCTTCGATTAAATTTTGTACGATTTTACCCATTGGGGTGTTTAGAATTTTGGCTTTACCAACAAAGTTGTTACCATCAGCGTTCATTTCTTTGATGATATGTGAAACTCTGTCTAAATTGACGGTTGGTCCAGTGGGGTGGTTTAACTCACCGAGTGCTCTATTTTTTTCAACATACTCGGTCATATATTTACCAACAGCAGGTCCTAGAACATCTCTATCATATATTCTACCATTCCTATTTTTTACACCTGCTTGCATGAAATTACCACGGATATAAAACTCCTTGGTTCCATCTTCACGCTTTTCCGTGATCAACTGAACGTCTTCGTTCATTTCCGTGATTAATTTCATTGGATTACCCTCTCGTTTTCATTGCTTTACCAATGACTTTTCTTCTTTTAGCAAGGTATTCGTCCGAAGAATCTTTATCGCCGTCGTTATCAACGTCTTCATCTTCTTTACCGACTCGATCCAGTTTTTCTGATAAGGTATCACCTTCTGAATTTTCAGTATGTTCATGCATTGATTCGCCTAGAATATTAAGATCCTCTGTGGGAACTCGTCTTTCTACACCATGTTCAAACTCAACGTCATACCAAGAGACGAAACCATTTTCATCTGGATTGGCATGACTCTCACTAATGCAAGTTCCTTCACCCCATTCGGCGTGTTCTGCGTGAGTTGCACATGAGTGCTTTTTACCTTTTTTACGGTAAGTACCTTTTTTTCTTTTTTCTTCACCAATGATGGTTGGAGCAATTTCTTGGAATTTTTCGTTGAGTGACTCGGATAGAATATCATTGAGATATGCTTGAGTTTCTCTTTTGGCATCAATGAGGTTTTCATCGATGATACTTTGGATTATGTTTAAAGATTTGGACATTTATCTTCTAACCTTTCTTTGTGGTATATTTCTTTGCAAAATTAGAGCAACTTTTATATGATTCTTTACTTCTAACCAACGATGATCTTAATATTACTTGATTCTCTTCATTTAAAGAATCGTGTAATTTAATTAAGCTATCTACTTCACTTGATGTGACTATGGCTTCGCTGTCATCTGAAAAAACTACGCTAATATTACCCTTTTTATTTGCAAGTTCATTTAAAATTGGAATAAATTTAATTGAATCTTTATATTGTTCTTCACTAATATTTAGTGTTTGATGATTTTTAGGCGAAAAAATTTCATCTTCAATTGTATCCGGAATTCTAGTCTTTCTTTCTGACTGAATTCTACCAGCAATTTCATCACGAAGTAGAGAGCTAAAACTCTCTTTGTCTTCTTTTATAACACAAGATAAAATTTTGCCTATTATAGAATTCATTGAATCATTCCCGGTTCCTGACCTGGTGGTAACATTTGCTGTGGTGGTTGACTAGCTAATTCTGCCATGTTCTCAGTATCTATAATACGAATTTCTTCTTCGGTCTGTTTTAGTATACTTTTACGAATATAACGTGTAGAATAGTACTTTCCAACCAATGGTTCAAGTGCTGCTGCCATATCTATTCTGTTTCTTAATATTTCAGCTTCTTTCAGTTCACTGAAGTGCGAGTCTTTTGCAAACACAAAGAATACATCACTTTGGATACTATTCCATTCATCTTCAGTCATGACTCCTTTTAGAATCAATTGAACCCGAAGGAGCTGTAGAAACATCAAAGAAAATTTCATTCTGAGTCTTTCGATGAATTTGAAGAAAGTAACTTCATCTCTGGTTATTTCTGCTGATCTACCCAAGTTGAATCCATCCTGTGGCATCATTCGAGTAATTGGAACATTCAGGGAATTGTATACTTTTCTAAGTAAATATTCAACGTCTGTCATTTCACCTAGATTCTGTCCGCCTGGTAGAGTTGAAATTTCAGTTCCTCTACCACCCTCTCTTCGTGGTAACCAGTAATCCTCTAACATCGACATGTGCCGTCTATCATCTCTAACTTCACCGGTACTCTGATTATATACTAGTTTACTTCTATACCTGTTCATTAGTGATCTTAGGTATTGCTCTGCTTTTTGTTTTGGTAAGTTACCAACATCAATGTAGAAAATTCTTCGTTCAGGTGCTCTTGAAATTCTATAGACTACAACTGCGTCTTCAATTTGACGAAGCATGTTTAATGGTCTAATTGCTTTTTGTAGGTAACCAACAACTCGTTTTGAATTGGCATCAATTATTCCGGAGTGACAATAGCAGATTGAATCTGTGCTTATCTTAATTCCGGTAGATGGGGTTTGATATGAAGATTGCTTATCGGTGTTTGTGTATACAAAAAATTCATTAACACCGGTTACCATAGGAACTTTTGCTGTTCCAAGTACTTCCTTATCCTTCTGTACCTTTTTCACCTTCTTGATGTTCAGGGGATCGATTGCTCTTAGATCTTGTATACCTCTTCTTGGGTCTGTTTTGTCTATTACAATATGATAAAACAATTTAGAATCAATATACCAACGTCTAAAAAGTTCATGTGATTTTTTACCAAAATCTAAAAGCTTGAGTATTGTATTGAACTCTTCATATATCTTATTTTTTATTGTTTCTGATATATCAACACGATCCAAATCCAATTTTATTGGTCTTCGATCTTCATCAATAACTATAGCTTCATTTACAATATCCTCAATAGCAGAATCTACTTCGGGATAAAGTGCCATAGTTCTGTACATCGAAAGTGCGGAATTTTCATCCTTTACTGCACCAGAAAAATCGACGTATGTCCCAAAGACACCACCGCTTTCAAAATTATACGAACCATCATATTCGTCAGGGGAGACAAAAGATTCTTGCTTTAGTGCTTCTGTCTTTACTTCACCCTTAGACTTCTTTCCTATTGTAAAACCAAATAAGTCTAATGCCATAATATACTCCTATTCACTTAGTTACTTCATAATATTGATAATTTACAACTACGTTAAATTCCACTAAAGTATCAACAGCATTTGCATCCATGTCTATTGGTCCAATTAAGTTTGGCCAACATCCAATTAAGTTGATTTCTTTCATCGTATCTTCATTCTCATCAACCTGTTTGATGATCCAATCTTTAGTGAAATCTTCAAGTACATTTAGTTCATTATTGTTTTCAATGTGACTGTTGATATCATCACTCCAATCATGGAAAGCTTTCCATAAATTATTGGATCCGTTTTCATCTAGAATTCTGATTGTCCACGGTTGATATACTCTATCACCTGGCCACTTTAAAATTCTACCTCTATATGGAATTCTAATTTCATTAATTTGTGATGGAGGTAAACTAACCGCTCTCACAAAAAATTTATTTAAATCATTATTGCCACCAATTGATCCGCTAATTTCATAGCGGTGCGCACGGTTACCACCTCTAAATTCATTAATAAATGTCGAGAGTCTAGATTCTGTCATTGTCGCACTCCTATTCCGTTGCTAGTGATTGGTTGCTATCTTTATTAGTAAATCTTAGTCTAATAAAGTTGATGGATTTTGTTGGTTTAATGAATACATCAACAACAAATTCATTTGCATCTATGACTGCTTGTGTGTTATTACTTTGATCACAAACAATATTAAAATCACTTATACCCCTACCAGCCTGTACGGTTCTTAGTATTGGAGTAATTGTGCTTATAAATGACTGTCTAGTTGCAGCATCATTTATTTCAAACAGGTATCTTCTAGCAGACTCACCTAATATATTCTTTAAATATAGGAAAGTACGAACAACATTTATTCTAGTAAATACTGCAACACCAGATGGAGCTAAACCTCCACCAATTGATGGTGGTGTAGTTACAGCTCCTGCTGCGGCGGGAGAACCGAGGAGTGTGGGATCGCCTGGAACGGCTTCACCTGATTTATCTCCGAACAAAAACGATCCTTCTGGGAAAGTTCTAACTGGGTTTACCCCTGCGTTATATAGAGCATCATATTCACTATCGTTAATTACTTTTCCTATTCTAACAACATCAAGAATCTTACCTCTTTCCATACCAGCAGGAGATTTGAATGATCTTCCTTCTACCATGGTTCTTGCGAAACATCCAGCAATGTCAGGTGTGAGGAATGATTCTTGTAGAAGATTAAAATCTGTTTCTACTTGTATATTTTGAGATGTCTTGAGGTGGTATTTAGTGCCGGGAACTGCAAATGTGTACTGACTATGCGTCACACCTTCTCCAGAAAATCCAGAGACTCCATCTCCACCAGCTATGTTTATTATGTCACCACTAAATCCTGCACCAAGAATACCAATTACATCTGTTCTGGTGTTTGCTATGTGTGAAATATCAACATTTGCAGATGCTCCACCAGTTGCAGCAAATATAACGTCAAGTTGATCTGAGTAATCAACTAAAGTAGATCTTGGAGTGTTCGTGTTTTGTACTGATCCAGTTCCAGCAACCACGGCAGAACCACCATACTTAAGGTAGTTATGTACCGCATACCACTCACGTTCCCAAGCACCTGTTGGACCGAATGGCCATCTGGGGTTGTTTCCATCTAATTTTGAACCTGTGGAATTTCCGTCTTCTGTGTGCGATCCAGCATCTGGACCACCAGCATATGTGTCGTGTCCATCGGTAAGCATATCAGTACCGAGTGGGTTATTTAGTCTAGCAAACCAGTCTGATATGTCAGGTACAACTAAGTACCCTTGTTGTCTTTCGGCAGTATTTCCTAAAGCGCGTACTAATTCATTTAAAGCTACTTTAGTTAAAAAACCAGCGACAAAATCACTCGAAGTTTCCTGGGCAGGAACTATAAATCTTTCATCATTTACTGATACAGTGATATCTGTGGGCATTTTGTTTCTCCGATGATACTATTGTATTTAGACAAAATAACATCTACGGATTGAGGTTTTCCCACTTGTCCCCGTTCTCATCAATGAAGGATTCTGTGTTATCTTCTGTACTTATATATCCAAAAGGTAATATTTCTTCTTCTATTCTTTGCATTTCTTCATGGTAAATATCTGTTCTAATATCTAAATTTGTCAGATTTTTGAAATAATCCTGTCTTGTCAACCAACCAAATAAAACAAGACACATGACTAAATCATCATTGTGTCCCTCATCTGCCTCAAAAGATTGACCTTTTGCCACGAATGTTATCATTTCATTTACTGTATCTACGTCTTCAATTATTAATTTATCATTTTCAACTAGACTTTTAAGAACAGAGCAACCAAGCTTTTTCACTGGTGTTGTTGTTCGAACACCAAGGTTTGTATTACCCCCACCAAATCCACCAGATATTTGTTGACCAGATCTACCTTTATACACTGTCATTAATACATGCTCATACTCTAGATCGCGATGTAAAATATCCGCAACTTGTTGACCGATATCATTGATTTCTACAAGACAGAATGCCTGGTTGTATTTTTCTGCTACAGACTTTATTACTGTCGGATATACCAAGGGAGATATTAGATTATTTCTAAACTTAGCAACCACTTTATATGGAGGATCTGTGATGTCTATAACAATAAATGCACTATAATCTTTACCCTGCCCCCGTGCAGTATCGACGGTGATTACATACGTATGACCTTCTTTGGGTTGTTCGTATACCATCAAACCGTCGTTTGTTTTTTCTACAGGACTTATCCACGATAAACACTTTAGCTTTGCGCTGTTTACTAAGGTATTTGTGGAACCAACAAAATCACATTCGAATTCAGATTCAAACTGTTGCTCACTTGTGTTTGCAATCTGTTTCTGTTTCCATTTTTCGTCTCGAAGAGGACCATTTGGATATAATGGAACGTTACTCCAATGAACCTCAATGGGAATATATTCATTTTTACCCACTTCACCTTGTTTCTTTGTCGCTCCTCTCCAAAAGTGATAAAACATGTTTAACCCGTTTGGAGTTGATACCATCAGAACTTTGGTTGTTTGTCCGGATGTAATAGTTGGATAAACAGAACTAAAGAACTCTTCTGCGATATGTACAGGAACGTGAGCAAACTCATCAAGGAATATCATGTTGTAGGAACCACCACGAACCGCAGATGCTGACGTGGAAGAGGCAAGAATCTTTGATCCATTCTCAAGTTGAATGCTACCTTTATTCCATTCTACAATTCCTTGCTGGAGCCACAGCGGAAGATATTCATACGCTAACTTTAGACGAGATAAAATATCTCTTGCAGTAGATTGTTTATTTGCCAATACAGCAACACTCATGCTCTGATTGAACATGATATAGTGTAAAATATAGGCAATAATTGTGGTTGACTTACCTGACTGACGAGGTAATTTTGCGATTACAAAACGATTGTTATGAACAGTTTCAACTATGTCCTCTTGGTAGTCGTATAATCCAAACGGTACCAATCCCTCGTCTAGAGAAACTACCTTGATGTACTTCTTAATGAAGTAGGATGGATCCTGAGAGCATTTGATGTATTCTTTGACTTGCTCCTCAGTATAGTCTAATTCAACACCCGCTGCTTTTAGATTTGGGTTTCCTAAGTATCCGTCACGCTTGTTCGTCATGGTCAATTATGTTTTCATTTTGTATAATTTTTTTTCTGCTTCGAGATGAATTTATCAGATCTTGCAAATCCGAAGTTGATCCCACATAGATTGAATTTTGTGTATTGTGTATAACTTCTTCTTTGGTAATTTCTTTGGTTTTCTTGTGTAAATCAATAAGATCATGATTCATTTCCGAAACCGTCTTGAGTAATTGGGAGACGACTTCATAAGCACGAGGCGCGTCTCCCTCAGTAGCCACTTTAAGTATGCCATCAATAGCTTCCTTTCCTGTACCTATTAATTCACGAATATTTGCTCGAACATCAGAAAAGTCTTTTTTGAAACGATCTTCCTCTGATACAGATATTTCTTTTATTTCTTTCTTTACTATTTCTTTTGACTCAAATGTTGTATCTAATGCATCAGAAATTTTATCATAACTAGAATCACTCATTATTGAAATTCTCTCCTCTTAGGAAACTGCCACCACTAGATCCAGTTAGACCTCCTGTGGTACCAATAATTGATGTAGATTGTGACGCGAATCCAACTTCACCGTAGTCTATGTCTCCCAATATGTTAAACATCTCAGCGGTAACACCAGTAATAACTGGTTTAGTTTTAACTGGTCCATACACATAAGTTTTTGCAGTAAACTGAAAAACTGTATTTACACTTCTGCGAGTTTCGAATCCACCTTCATAATCCTCAGTTACACTTAGACCGTTAAGTATGATTGGTACATCTACTTTTTTATTAACTTCATTTATGTTTAATGAGATTATAAATTCTGGTTGGAAATATGGTAATATTTGTTCAATTATTTGTAAATTTTCATTTACATTTCTAGTGAACGAATACAGACCAAATGATGCGATATAGGGAACTTCAGAATAACTAAAACTTGTTGAACCTGTTTCATAAACTTTTGAAGTTTTTCTTAATTTATTTGCTTTTCTCGTTGGATCATAGGTAAGTGCAAGGAGTTCGAATCCAAGTCTGGGCATGGTTGTTTGTAAACGAACTTCATCTGAGATTGAACTTAACTCTCTGATTCTTTGAATAAACTTTTCTTTTGGACCATAAGATACAGGAACTCTTATCTTTTGTATTGATTCACCTTGATTGTTGTCCTTGGATACAAGAATATCATCAAACAGTGATCCAAATCCAATAACTAATTTTCTTAGTGCTTCGTTACTATAATATTCGAACATTAGAAATTACCCTCCGAGAATGGATCAGTGTCGCTAAAATCAATTATGTCTTTTATATTTCCTTCTAGTTCTATCGATTCATTATCACCAAAGAATTCATTATCCTGAATATTATGTGGTATGATGATATCTGCGGTTGCATCTGTGCCTATTAAGTATTCTGCACCAGACGATGCACCCTTTACAGTTTGATTGTATATCAAATTTCCGGAAATGTTTGTTATCAACAAAGTCTTGGAGTTCGCATCCCAATCAACAATATCAGCAGTGGCAGAAGCATTTGTGAACGTGTCTCCTTCTTCCCCAGAAACTTGGAATAATACTTCCCCTTGGAAGAAACTACCAGCACTATTTCCTGTAGTATCTTCTGCAATGGGCGAACCAGAAAGAACAAGAGAACGTGTCGTTTTTCTTCTGTCCTTATAGATGTCATCTAGATCTTCTATTCCAGTATTAAATTCTTCATTATTGTATGTGAATGTTTCACATATTAATGTATATGTGTATAGGGATCCAAGTTGATAAAATGGATTTTCATGTTCGACGAAATTTATTTCCAATAAAGCTTTTGTTAGAGGAAAATAAATTAAATCACCTTCTCTTGGTCGATCAATAGATCCGTCAGCTTCTGATACTTCGTCAGTAAATCTTTTTCTGGCTACAACAAATGTTGCTCTATCTTTTATTTCCAATCCATACTTTGCAATTAAATCTCCCTCACCCTCGAATCCACTTACATTAAGGATATACATCTCCAAATCATAAACATCATTGAACTTGGAGTTTGTGTCTTCTCCAAATAACAAGTCTTCATTCTGCAATTTTCTAGGAATGTACACCATATTCCTACCCATTGCTTTTATTGTTTCAATAGTTAGGTCTTCAACGAGCTTTTGCTCTGAATTTACATCGCGTATGTAAGGATTTCTTGCCATTTTTACCCAACCATGAAGTCTGATGGAAGTTCATACTCAGAATAGAATCTTTGTTCTATTTGAGCTATTTCAGCTAAGGCTTCTTGGTATATTTGTCCACCACGGAGAGTTACTCCACCGGGCAATTGGACACCATCAAATTTAGCTAAATTAAGACCCCACTGTCTTTTTATGAGTGCAGTTGTATATTCTTTGAGTAAACGATCATTGTATATTTCACTAAATGTGTCTGGATTTAATGCTGCAAAGGCTTCTATTATTATGTATTGCCCAGCTTTTAAATCTCGTTTGAAATCCATTTCTAATTTAAGGCGATTTGTTACTTTACTAAAGGTGACTGCCTTTTCTGGATCCATTAGTTGCTGTATCATGTTAATGTATTGTTTGGTAGATGAAAATCTAGCCATACCCATTGAACTTTGAGCACCAAGACCTCTATTGATACCAAAGTAATCAGTTAGTGCCATTTGGTAGCGAACATCAAACATATTTGTGGTGCTGAGATCTCCGAACGGAAATACCCTGACCACGGATAATATATCTCTTCCACGAGGACCATCACCACCAGATCCATTTGCTGGACCTATATTATTTGTGTCAACATATTGTAAGTCCATATCTTCTTGAGTCATTTGATATGCAAAGTAAACCCTTTCCACACCATCGAAATGTCTCTCTGAGAAAAACTGTAGAGCATCGTCCACACGTTCTTCTGCTTGTTCGATATCTACGTTTATTTCTACTACAGGAGCGCCTAGGCGCCTAAAAGAATAATCAATAAGACTTTGTTTGGAATTTGGAGCTGCCATAATTACCTCCTACTCTGTATTTATAATAACAGGTAAAAGATTATTTTTCGAGATGATCTTCGATCTCTTTTACTGAATCATCATCCATTTCCGGAACCGTAACGGATATTCTTTGTATATCGGCAGTTTTGATTTGCGTGTCTATGTACGCTTTCCTTGACATTGGTGGGAGTTGTTCACTTTCTTCACTTAGCTGGTAGTTCGTAAATCCCGGCATATTTAATGGACATGAAAGAACTGGGTAATCTAATTTACTGTACTTTTCTCCATCCGCAATCAAATGTGTCCCCGGTCGATCACCACAACCACACTTTCCACAATAGTGCTTTTTCTTAGTTTCACTTTCCATCAGATGTGGACATTGAACTAATTCACCACCAATATTTTGATTACCAAAACAACTGAGCACTCTGAGTTGCTTTGTTGGACCATCAATTTTTTTATTTCGTAGACCTCTAGATGACATAGAAAGTCCAAAGCTTTGAACTAAAGTTAATTGTTTACGAACTTCTTTAGTTAAATCTAGCCAAGATTTTCGTATACTCAACTTACTTTGGTTTTCTTTTTTAAAAGCTTCTGTCAGTTTTTTCTTTTTATTTTTACCACAATTACATCCCATTATTTAATCTCCTATTTTATAGAGTGCAACTTTGTTCAGAACCCAAAATTCTGATTTCTAGATCACGTAGTCTATTTTTCATACACTGTACGTCAAAGGCAACATCAGTTGTCACCACATTATTAGCACTTGAACCAGCAGAAAGACCATGAGTAACATTAAGAGTCTGTATTGTAACTTGACTTGGAATGTCTACTGCTACTACGTTCTTAACCTTCATTGTATAAAGAGTTTGAATAGCAGCTCCAGTCGGTCTCATTAAATAATCAGTAACTGGATTATTGTGAGTTCCATCCCACATGGATCCACCGGGGAAAGTAGCCCCATGATATTGTAATTCGTCTTCATTATGGATTCCCGTATTAAGATCATTATTTACAAGTTTCAAGCCATTTGGCATATAGTGACTGTGGAAATGGGTCGCGAGAACTCCGAAGGCTACTCCCTGATCCTCCTGAGTTCCATAAGTACTACCAAATTGACGACCACCGTGAATATGGTAATTGCTGCCCGCAATACCTTCCGGATTATTTGGACTTGCTGCGTTTGCGGCTTCCGGTGTACTATAGAGTGGCCACATTCCATCGACAGAATATGGTTCTGACATATTGCTCGTGTTATGTCTAATGTGAGGTGTAGCATTTTTATCGAGTACACCAGAGCTGATATAACCTATTAAATTGCCATTTTCAAAATTAATATTATCCGAGGGAATGAAATACTCAAATAATGGTGTTGATCCAGAAGTTATACCTGAAGAGTATAATGTTCTATTGTACTTATTTTGTCTGATTGTTAATTTATTGTTTACTGTATCAACATTAGTCACAATAGCACCCCCGGTGCTACGATCATGCTTGTTTGTGCTATCCTGATCAGTAGCGACTTGCGTACCAACTAAACTAGAGGTGAATGTAGCCGTTGGGAACGATAGTGTTAGTGTTTCTTCGAATCCAAAAATATCACCAAACTGCGTGTTGTATTCAGGATATTCTGACACTGACAAGTATTGCATGGTTGTTCCATCTACCCATCCCTCCGGAATTGTAGCAGTATTGCCAGTAACAGAAAGATATGGTAGTACAGTACCAACTGGTGCATCACTTGTCTTTGATGCTTGTACTGCTCCAACATTTTCACCAGATTCAAAATCGCTTGCGCCTATTACAGTTGCATTGAACGATCCTACTGTAGTTTGCTGTAGAACTTTCTTTGATATCTGACCAGCGGGGGTTGGTGCATAGCTTTGAATTTTACCTGCTGTCGCTGCACTTAGGAAGAAATTTTCAGTGGTTGGAGCACCAGCTATTAAACTGCTGGGATATTGCATTAATCCTTGTAGAACAATATCTACATTTTTGTCGCGAATATTCTCAACAACACCAAATACACGAGATGCCGCGGCACTTGTTGCACCTGCTCTAAAGTAGAATGATGTCCCACCAGAAAACCCATTCCTGAGAACATCACCAGCAGTGGTTCCTGCTTCTACACTGTTAATACCAACTTGAGCTAGTATTCGTGTTCCAATTGTAGTAGCTTTTATTATGTTGGTTGTGTTGTTTTTAAAACTTGATGACATTATTTTTTCCTAAATTATGTAGTTACGTTGTTATTATAGTCTGCATCTGCAACATAATGTAATTGAATTGTGTCGAATTTATGCGCACCGGCGTGGATTTTAAATCTGGTTGCAATTCTGGATGTTTGTATTGAGGTAATCGCAGTCACACCAGACTCACATATACGAACCGTTCCATCAAAGGCAATTGTTCCTGATGTGTTTCTCAAATCTCTCTTTGCTGGTGAGTTGAAAGCATCTTGATTTCCAGAATCTGGTGAGTAAATCTTAATGAGAGGTGTTGCTCTCATTGCAACTGGATACCGGAATGATGTTTCATTGTATGGTGTCTGTGTAAACTCAACTACATGTGAATCAACTTGACTCCCACCCTTAGTAACTTGACCAGTAAATTCTTCTAGTCTATAACTTCTCTGATAATACCTACTAGATTTTCTTAGTTCTTCATCTACGTTCACGGGGAAGAATGCAGTGGTCTTATCTCCATGCTCCAATTTTATTTGTGCAAAATCATGGAAAGTATTTGTTGCCTCTGTTAGATCAAACGCCAATGCTAAGTAATGATTCCCTGCAATCTCTGGATTCGCAGATGCTCCGGTTATTCCGGGGACTGTGAATGTGCTACTAAAGAATCCCCAATCAGTGGATGATGAAAGAGTTCCTCCGCTATATTCGGATCCAGTAACGCCGTTCCATACCTGTTTAATTCTGATTGGAACTGACTTTGCACTACCCGATCTAATGTACCCACTCACAGTAGCAGTTTCGTTTGCTAGTGTTCTTGAATCTTCAATTCTATTTTCAAGGTGTAAGTGATCTCCGGTAACAGCTCCCGTGATTACATTGAACGTTCGTAAGTAGTAATTTGGAGTTCCTTTGATGTCAACCTGATCAACATCAAATTCTTTTCTTCTGATATATGATGTAGTAGAAAACGTAGCACCGGTGGCGTTTAAGTTACGTACCCATCTGTCGGCAGAATATATGCTGTCAACGCTAGTAATTGTTGTTCCAGTTGGATATCTTTGCCATAAATCAAAACTACCGTTGATTAATATATTGGGTGATGATCCAGAAAGAAGATCTGTTACTGCAACAGAAGCTTGATTTGTAACTATACCGTTGCTGTTAGATGGATCGTAGTTTATTGCAAATAGTTTTCTACGATTTGTAGCTGGATTTGTTCGTAGTTCACCCGTCACTCCAGAAATGTATAACTTACCTCTACCATAATCTGAGGGTAAACCTTCCGCAAGACCTGATGTTGTAATTTCAATTGTATCGGGTGCTGGTTGTCCAGTAACAATACCAATTGTATCATCGATGTTTTTATCATCTTTCGATAGGAAGAATCCATTGAACTGTGATCTACCATCGGTAAATGTTAACGTATCTGGACTATATGCAACAACTTTACCCTTGACTAAATGGTGATCAGTTGATCCAGTGTTCACATAAATTTTATGTGTTGCATATCCACCTGTATTGCCGGTACCAGTATCCTGTAGTAACTGACCTCTCATGGATAGAAGAACAGCATTAGTATCACCAGAAGCTCCAATAAGAACTGGTTTTGATACTTGACCAGCTACATTAGGTTCTGTTGCTGTAAATCCACCGGCAACCGTTGGATCTAGGAAGAAAATACCACCGGTTACCATTGTAGGTGAGAACAAACCATCGACAGATCCACTCTGTGCTAGAGTGATGCTGGTGTCTGATGTACCAGTTACCATACCGAGAACTTCTGCATTTGTGTCGGAGTCTGCCTTTGCTTTGGTTAAGCCTGACGCATCCATTCGAACAAAAGATCCGAAGTCAAATGCTGCTGTAACACCATCAATCACTTGACCTTTGAGAATGAATGAGTTTGGACCAGCAAAGCTACCAGCTTCCAATGAACCCGTGATCGTAGCGTTACCCTGTAGGGTTAGTCCATGTGGAATCGTGTGTAGTAGTTTTAGTTCTAGTTTACCGGCAGTACCAGTTGCAGCCGCAGTAGTTCCTACTGAACCACTCAGACCAGAAATGTTTGAAAGTTCTAGATCATAGATCTTTAGTTTGTTTAACTTTGCAATAATTTCTGCGTTAGTTTTAGTGAACCAACTTTGAAATGTGTCGCTAGTCTCTAGTTCATTTATTTCGAATAGATTGTCTTCAACGCCCATTTAATTTTCCTCAAATTGGTTCTATTTGTCGTAAGTCTGTGGTTTCCACTATTGTGATTGCATCAGTTAATTCAGAAAAATGGCTATTCCATTCATTTTCTGCATCTGAATCACCTTCTGTATCCACATCATATATCTTTGCATTTACCCTCACGTTATTTATAAAACGAGGAGTTAATCCTTCTTTGATTTGTTGGAATAGATTAGTTCGTTTTTCCTTGAGTGTATCGAGACTAAAATCATCGCCTGGTGTAATTAGACTACCCCCAACTGCGCATGTAGATATAATGTAGTCGTGTATATCTTTAACAGCTAGTTTTGTTCCTTCTGTATTTGGTTCACATTTTACACATAAGGAATATGATGGAACTTTATCTTGAAATGTGTTCGTGTTCAAATCGTTAGATAGCTGACCAAGATTCATATTACCGAGTAAAATGTTTGTAGATCTGCTTCTTGCCGATGTCTGAGTTGAATCCTCATCGGTGGTGAAGTTTGATGGACTTAAGTCATGATTTCTTGCATGTCTAAATCTAGGAACAACTTGTATTTTCGCTCTTCTTGAATTTACATCATCTGACTGATCTGTGTTCAGTGGATTTGCAAAAAACGAATCATTTATTATTTCTGTAGTTTGTATTGGATTTGAGTCCTGTATGGTACCAGTACCATCACTAGTATTTTCATCACAATTAATTGGATCTATGTGTTCACATAATGATTTGTTTGCAAGATCAAGGGCAAAATATGCACCATCATGTACATTCGTAATAAATTTATTAAGATTTTCTTCTGTCACATTTAGAGACCCTATCTGAAAAACATGTTTAGCCGAAACTCGATAGTTCATTAAAAACAATTGTGTCTCAGGTATATCAGTATTCTCTAATTTCGGTGATATTAGTTCTCCTGTTGAAGTTTCTTCTCCCGATAGAGCTACATCAAAAAGAATTGGTGTGTCTAAGTAATACCAATGCTTTAATCCGCTTGCTTGTACAACTCTATCATATAATGTTGTTTGTGTTGCACCACCAGCAGTGAAAAGCTTCGGTGTTACAAAGGTATTATCACTAATCAGGTACCATCCAGTATTAAATAGTAATTTTATATTTGACTGTAGATAACCTCCCTTACCTTCATCGACTGTTTTGAAAAGAACCGCTGCTTCTACTTGTGAGTATGGACGAGAATCCAAAATCACTTCAGCTCCAGAGAGTGCAGTTGAGTTTGCATCAAACTCGCCAGGGTATAGAGGTGTAGTACCAGCCCAACCGGGACCAAAACTGGGGGCTGGTGAAAGTGGAGTTCCTTCTGGTGGGAATATAAATGATGACCAGTTTGACCACATCTGATGTGTTAACGTATCATTTAAAAGTTGTCTTTCATAAATTTCATTTAGCTCACCTGCTTGTATTATATCCCCAATATTACGAAATGCAGTTCCAATATAGTTTTTGGTATCAACATCTTCAACGTAAAAATTTTTAATTCTACTTCTATACGGAGGAGCATCTAGAGGTAGTTTTGTATTTTCGGAATCAAGTAAAGGGAACTTAGTAATATCTACAGACATCAGATAAACTCCGTGGTTGCATCAGGAAGGATTGTGTTTTCGTAATTCTCCTGATTACTCGCTCCCGTTGTATCTAAGTCGATACCATCTACCCTATTAAGAGAAGATATATCTAGAGCTACGTTGTTAAGGTATTTCGCTCGTATAAACCCAACAGTAGCCCCCGAGCCAGGAAATGGGCAAGGTGTCTCGAATGTAACATATCCAATATATGATGGAGTTCTATCAGAAGATGTGCCAGATCCTAATTTTGGTTTTATCTTTATTTCGACTCGATCTGCACCAGAGTCAGAATCACCTGATTGAAATTCACCACCAGACACATAGTTAATATCATCTAAAATAATTCCAAATGGAAGTTCTACATGTACATCACAAGTACCATTATTTTCAATATAAATTTCTTCTGGGTGGGATGGTGATGTCACCGTGTATCCGAACGGCGCGATTCTGTATGTTACATTAACTACAATTTCTTCTGAATGTATTGTTTCTTTAAGATAATACCAATACTTGAATCCAGAGCTGTCGTGAGTTGATGATGTTGTGTACGTATCATTGATATAATACCAGCCTGGGTTAAGAGTTAGCTGTATGGTATAGTTCGATCTAAATCCGCCACCTGGCGCATTATCGAAAAATTCCTTATGATCAATAGTAATTAAGTTTTTGGGTTTTTCAAAGATCAAATCATCAGCATTTCCGGGTGCATATATGAACTCGTCCAAGTAACGAATGTTTGATTTCCATTCATATGGGTGTAATGGAGTTGTGCCAAACCAACCGGGACCAAACTCGCACATTTGCATATTATTAAATGAATTCCAGTTTGACCACATCTGCTGAGTCAACGTATTATTTACCATGAAACGTTCTTGGATTTCGTTGAGATCTTCAGCTTGTAGTGCTCGCTGTGGAGCAAATCCAAGAAGATGATAATTCTTGGTATTCTGTCTTTCAGATATTGGGAGTGCGATCTGACTTGAAAGACGACTACCGTATGGGTTGTCTGTCATTGGAAATTTATTTTCAACTTGAAATGTACTGTCACCAACCTCAAAGATTGTGTCTCTTGCGGTTATCGGAAATTTTGTGTAATCGGTATCGTCAGCTGCCATTTTAGAAAACCTTTATAAATTCGAAACAATATTCTTTTCTTGGAGTACCATCAGTAATATTTATGTTAGTATTACCTGTGTGGAGAACTTTGGATTCTGTCAAATCTAAATCTACATCGGGTTCCACGAGTGATGTTATAGTAAACAGACGTGCTGTATCACCAAATGGGATGCCTCCGGCTATCACATCATTAGTGATATAATATTTTTCTCCAACACTTAGATTTTTATCTGTCATTACTCTAAATACGTGTGATGTACTACCAGTGGTTTCTACTTGAACAACTTTACCGGTATTTTGATATGGTTGTGATCCAAACGATCTCGCCGCGGCGAGTTCTGTGGATAATTGCTCACCCTTTCGTACTGTTGTAGATGATCCCGATGAAGCCGTAACTAAGTAAGTAGCATTTTTTATCGAACCTTCATTCGCATTTAACCCTTGACCGATTATTCTACCACTAGAATCCTTTACTTGCTGTAAAATTCCAAATCTACTAAATTTAGTTTGGGTTGCATCTGTGGTAACAGATGAAATTTCATCTGACGTTAGGCAAACTTTAGTTAGTAACTTATTTACATTGAGGATTTCCACTAAGTCCTTACTGAGACTACCTTTTGTATCTAAGTTAATGAAGAGTCTGGATGACAAAGTACTTGCAAGTGAATTACCAGCAGGATCTACATATGGATTTACGGTATGATATCCCTTACCGCGATTATTAATGTAAATTCCGTCGATTACATATTTTCTGGTTCGATCATCGGGATCGATTATTGGATATGTGCTGAGTCTAACGTCTGCTTCTTCACCACCATTATTCAGATCGATTGGTGGACTTGGATCTGTTGTTACTAGAGCACCAGCGGAAATTCCGGAGAGATCTATAAATGCAGATAATATCCTACCATCATTTGTTTCTGAATCTTCTTGTATATTCCTCTGTGTTATAATGGTAGAATTTTTAGAATAATCACTTCTTCTTGCATCGATTTTTTCAATCAATGTCTGTATTTCTGTCGTGGGTGAGCAAGAGGCACATGTTGCACCTTGTATGAAAACTTGTTTTTTGTTCAGGCTATCTGCTATTTCTGTACATCGATAGCATGGCATTGACGAGAAGCAATCGAATAGATTACCACCAGTTATTTCAACTGATGTGATCGGATCAAATTCTTTCTTTTTATTGTACAAACAGCAAGCACCAAGAACTCCAGCACTCGATCCACAAATATCAGTGGCAAGTCCAACTAGACTATTACCAGTATTTGTTTCTGAAAATAAATTTTCTAGTATTGGAACTGGTATCCAATTTGAAGTTAAAAATTTATTGAGGGTGTAGTCTATCTTAAAAAGAGCCATCCAAGAATAACCATCCGGATATTTTTCAATTCCCAGAATATGATTTGGCTCTGAAGTTGATGCTATCTGCATTGAAAGATCTGACCGATTCTTTTCATTATTACTTAAGCAGAGATATACAACACCGTTACTAGCAAGAGCATAATATGAATATGATCCATCCTCTATATTACCTGCACGCGAGTTCCAATAATTATATGGTGAACCTGATGTCCAATCGACTCGTTGTATCACAGGAACAACATCATTCCTTTTTATTCTTTTTACTAAACTTATTTCATTGGAAATTATATTTCTGTCATAAGTTGTATTTGTGTTTGGAGATGTTCCTGTATATCCACCTAAGAACAAAACTTGATGTCTGCCATCAGTTCCAATTATATTATATGCATCCAGAACATTACTGGAAGACATTGAGTTTGTAACTGTTCTATTACTAGTCATTCGTTATTCCTTTAATACCCAGTCGCTGGACATGAGTAGCAACATTGCCTTGAGTCGTTTTCCGATGTTCCTGTTAATACAAAGAAATCACCAAAAGAAATAGCCCCAAAGGTAGATCCAGATATGATTGTACTTGACCAATCTGGATGTGCATATGTGATTTCATTATATGTAGCTCCTGTGGCCCCACCAGACCAACCCGGATATTCGGATCCAGAACATCCCACAGTTATTCCAAGATCTGTTGTCGATGATAATTTGTATGGTAGATAATTGTGTATTATGGTTATTTCACTTAGTCCAGTACCCCCAGATGCACCATTACCAGTGCCTGTTGTATCTGGTTTAATTTCATAACCACCTGCACCAAATATAGAAAAATCAGAACCACGAACATCAAGTACTGGATCCCTTGAGTTCCTAAATGATTTTATATAGCTTGTTCCAAGTGATGGTTTTTTATTTCCATCATTAGGATCCACATTATTTAAATCTGGTCCTTGGGTAACTTCGTTATTATTTCCACCTGCATATGCCATATTAATCTATGTTTCGTACTAAGTTAGTTGTGTTTATTTCAAAATTCAACTTAGTACCTACTGGGTGTACTAGTCTTCGGAACAGAGATTCTATGTCGGTTTTTTGTTTATCTGTCAACGGTGTTTCGGAATCAGTAAAATATGCCTTTACACTATACGTAAATATTTCGCTTGATGCCTGACCAGCAGCTTCAAACTCAATGATATTGCCTGGTATATTGGTTGCTTGATTTAGTCTGTGATTTGAATCAGTTAATAATGATGAGTTTGTTCTGAAAGGATTTGTTGTATTGGTACCACCACCAATATCAATTGAACTATCTGAAGTATAATTGTCTGATGGAAATAAGATCTCAACATAAACAAAATCTTTAAATAATGTGTTAAAGAAATGATATATTGATTGTTTTGTTCCCTTTGATGAGTAGAATACTTTTCTTATATTCTTTATAAATTCTCTAGTTGTGGAAACTGATGCTATGTCCTCTATGACTTTTAGATCTGGGGCATATGTTCTGGCAATAAGATCAACAAAATCATCAGTAGTTTCATCCACATCATGTATTGACAACATTCTGTCATCCAAAACATATCCACTACCAAATTCACAATATAACCATTTGTAGTAATACTCCATGAGAGTAATTAGTTTACTTTCACCAGCATTATGTTTCTTTTGTATCCACCTTGGAAATTGACTCATAACATCAAAGGGTGGTCTTCCTGTACAACTTTGTTCTATCTCTGATTGTGGCAAAAGAGCAGTAATTCTTTGATCTGGTAATGTTGATGCCACCTTATCACGTAATACGATAAGATTTGCTGAAGCACTCGCACCTGCGGACGGGTTGTGGGCTGGATTTCCTAGAATGGATAGTGTCACAGTGTGTTTTCCAGTTTAGAAGTTACATATAAATTGTGTGGTGCGTATATTGTTTGATTTTGACTTGGTGCATTAAAGTCAACATCAACACTGCATCTGAGGTTCCCGTAATCAATGGATGCGTTACCGATTGCATCTAGTTTTATTTCACCCCTATCCCAAAATACACTTCCGATTATTCCCCCAGTATTAACCCAGCCAACGTCGGCGCCGAAAAAAGTTTCACCTTTCACAGCCGATATGGTGGAAACCATACCAGAAGCCTGTTGAAATGCCTCACCGACTATGACTTCACTTAAATCATACCAACCAGTACTAACAGGGGGGCTTTCTGGTCGGGGAATGAATGATTCTGGTGTGATACTTAGTGGTTGGTTTTTATTCAACTTATTCTTGAAGAATAGTTTACTCTGATTTAGATTATTAAAGTTTGCGTCTATATTTAAAGTTGCCGAGGAAAATGCTCGACCCCCATTATTTGCAAACACATCTGAATTTATGTTTGTATATCCATTTGGAAATAATGAATTAAATGTAGCTATTTCTGATTGTGTTGGATCACCGATCCTCACTACCAATTCTGCATTTTCTAGTGGGTAATATTTGAGAGATAATCCAGCGACAGATTTAGTTTTTAGTTGATTGAAAAATATTCCCTGCTCTGATGCAGATGGAATTGTTTCATCTGGATTTAGATATGACACATAAACCTCTCCAGCAGAACCGACAGCGATATCTGACTCTGGATCAGTAATTGCAGTTCCCTCCTCAGATGTGTATGTGAGATGTGCTAAATTACCCAAATCATCACCACCAAACACATTTATTTTAGATGCATCATTTTCCAATCCCAATAAAGAAGATCCTATGGTTCTGTAATCTTCTGCGGTAACTGCTCTATTCTGTGTCGCAAAAAATCTAGGAGCAAAGAACTTAATCGTGTCTGGGTTTGGTGAATTCACTCCACCGGATGATAAGCTGTTAGCTTCTGCTGTCTGTATATTCACATTGCTATTACCAAATATGCCAGTAATATTGTTACCCAATGACCCATTCGAAGAAAAGTATGTAACTTCAACTATATCTCCAGGTCCTACACCTTTACCAATAATTTGCCCAGATTCTATTTCTGTTAAACCACCCATACGAATTACGTAACCATCTTTACTTGGCTCAACAAAATAAACTTCACTGAGTGAGTTTAAATCCGCATCAATTCCATCTTGTTTTCTCCACTCTCGACCATTGACTTTTACTCGTATTCCGATTGGATCTACCGTGGTATCAAAGATGGTGAACTTCTGAGAATCAATATCTACGTTTACTGGTGCATCTAAAACTAATTCTTTTGCTTCATAGAAAGTTCCAACTGCACTTGGGGTTGCTGAAGATGAAAGAGTAATTGGTTCTAGATTATAAAAAACTCTAGTTGTTCCAGATGAATCAGATCCAGTTAAACGTAGTTCATATCTACCAAATGTTACATTCGAAGAACTCGAAGTTCCGGTAAGAGTAATCTGAGTGGTTGCACTTTTTCTATGAGGTACAACATAACCAAGTGGTTTTGCTAAAGAAATTAGGGATTCTGTTCTTTGTGCTGTATCCAAAAATGCTTCATTTGCCTGCATATTTGAATAGAACGCATAGTACATTGTATTGTATGCCATCAAATCAACAATAGTTGAAATGATAGAACCATCAAAATTATAATCCTTCAGTTCTTCTTGATCCGAAAGAAAAGTTTTGAGTTCATTCCTGATTTCATCATAATCTAGACTTCCCAATTGTATTTGAGACATACTAAGCCCTCTCTACTGTTATTGTAATTCCATCTGTAATTTCTGTTGTATCACCATCATCTAATCCTTGACCCAAAGTTTTTACTGTATAGGTCAATTCAAAGTGAGCTGTATCACCATCACTAAGATCTTCTAACATATTAAAATCTTGAAATTTAACTCTCGGATCAAGTTTATTGATCAACGATTCCATTCTATTTTTTAGTGTGATGGTAGTTAAAAATGAGTTTTCTTGTTCAAATAAGAAGTTGTCAATTTCACTACCAAAAGTAGGATCGAATGGTTTTTCTCCTACTCGGGTTAATAATATATTTTGAATTGATTGTCGTATAGCATGTAAATCTTTTTTCACTGATATATCACCACTAAACGAATTTTTAGCTAGATTGACATCTATATCAGAATATGTTGTTTCTACTGTCATATGTTATATTTATAAATCCCCGAACAATTCTTCTTCNGAGTTAGACTGTAATGTTGTTTTTTCATCCCAAGTTCCTTTAGTGTCTCGAATCAAAGTAACAACATTTTTATGGAATCCGGTTGACGGTATAGAAAACACTATTTTGGCAACCAACCAAGTTCCTGTTAACGAATTACTATCGTCTGCGGTTGAACTACCTTGCACTTCAATAAAGTCACCAACCTTTAATTTAAAATTTCCTGGCATTGATCCAACAGCAATTTGTGCTGTGTAGAGATTCATTAATGATTTTCTTAGTAGCGGTGTTTTTCTTGGAGTATCCCAAAAAGTAGAATACGTCCTTGCGGTTCTTACATACTCCGCAAATCTAGAATCTCTTAAATAGGCATCATCTCCACTTTGATCAGTGTCTTCTGAATATGGATGATCGCAGTCGCAATTTAATGGACTATTTGGTAACGGTGGTATACAACCAAGATAATTTTCTGGATCACCGTCTACCGAAAACATGGCTTTGATCTGCGTACATTCATCGATGTCCAATTCAGCGTAATCCATTTCATCTCTCATGGGTTCACGGAAAAGTGGCACTTTTGTTGCTAAATCTGCAAACGGAGGTAAGCCGTCTGGATCTCGATATTCGCTTGCTGAACCAAGATGTTCAGGTTTGTGACACTTACATAGAGCCTCATATTCGGGGAGATAATCTACTGCATCACCAACCCGAGGATCTCCATTCATAAAGTTTCCCCATTTACCGTCTTCCGCACATGATGAGTTATCTGTGGGTCCACTTTTATTTAAACAAACGTATTCGTGTTCACCAATTATTATTGGTTCTACGTTTACCTTTTTTTCTTGGGCTTTCTTTTTAAATATTATCTTTTCTTTTGCCATTACGGTTCGTCTCCTTCGTCTTCTTCTGGTAATTGATACTTACTCATGTAAGGACCAAACTTTTTATTACCTTCACAATTTCCATCGTGGGCATTTTCAACATCAAAAATGTATATTGGGGTTTCTACTGCTTGATTGGTAGCGTCTACATCTGCTGTTGATATTGGTAGCACACAATCTTGATCGTAGTTTTTGAAACTAGTCGTGATAATATCAGAATTATCATCATCCTCTTCTTTTATCGTAACATATAGGTCTTCTTTTTTACCACCAAATGGTTTTGGTAAATTATTAGTACCAAATATTTTATTAACTATAATAAAGATTGCATTTTCTCTACTAACACCACTTTCATTTTTGACTGATTCTGGAAACACGCTGGTGTTTTGGTTTCCAGAATCACCAGTATCATCTTCATCATCTTTATCATCTTCGTCTCCTGAACATGGGACTTCAGTGAACGGTAAAGGAATTTCATATTCTGATCGTATAATTGGTGTCAGACGAACAATTCTTCCTAATAATTCACTCTCCAGTGAATCGTCATCTCGATATGTTTCTTCTGGTGGTGCTATTGTATTATTCGGATCATTTATTTCTTCGGTTGGTGATGCTGTAGTTGGATTTTTACCAAAGACAGCTCCAACAGGCATAACAGAAAATGCTTCTGGATAATCTGGGTAATCCTCGCCGTACATATTAATTCCCGGATTTACCCATGTCCAATAATTGGAAAGTTCGTTTAAATTCCAAGCAATGTTTGTACCACGACTAAATGATCCAGCAATAGTGCTTTCTTTAATTTTACATCTATTACCAGAAAAAGTTTGATTTTCTGGATCAGTAGAAACATTTCCACTTGCCTGTGCAGCTAATGGTAAATCAAATCCAATATGGAATGGTTTTGTTGAACGTATTTCACCTGACTCCTCATCTGTTTCAAGTTCAAATTGTATTCCTGTTGGAATTGCATAATAGTTTGCATTTTTATTTGGATTAATATTGAACCATTCTAGGTGATCGTGATTTAGTTGATATAAATTATCTTTACCATTTGGTTGAGCTGGTCCCAATGGAGCCAAAGTTGTTTGATCATAACGTTCATATACTCGCTTAGGTGCACCGTCACTGTGATATCCGTCACATGGTTTACTTAGAAAGTCTTTTCCACCTTCTTCGGTTGATGTGGTAGAATTATAATTTAAAGTCGGATCCCATTTAGGAACTATTTCTACTGGGTAGAATGCATATCTGTATATTGGCCAATGTAATTCACTATGCGTATATGAGTTGTCAGCAGGGCCTTCCTCACCACCAGTTTCATACGGAACTGGACCACCACCAATTGGTACTTCACCTGATTCTGCATTCGTATATGTTCCGGGTGTCTCTATACCAACCAAAACAGCAAATGACTCCGAAGTATCATCTGTTGGAACCTGTGAGCAACACATTGAATATCGATAATAATTCCAGTGTTGTTTTAGGGTGGAAAGTAATGAGTATGCTAGTCGCTTTTTCCTCAACCTATATCTGATGGTTCTTAAACTATATAACAGATTGGCATCAAGTGGTGTTATATCAAACATAGTTTGCCACATTATGTCTTGATTTTTGCCTTCAACATATGAATGTTGATCATGTATAGTTGGGGATGGATTATTGTATTGACTAAAATTAAACCAACCGTAAATATCATCATATACTTCATTTATTTCCGGTGTGAATAATGTTTCATCTGTTAAGTCTGCAACTGGATTCGTTCCTATAAGAACAGAATTTCTTTTGTATGTGGCGTAAGCTTCTAGATCATCAACACCTTCTTCTTCTTCTGGATTTTGTGGTGCACATGGACCAACAGGAAGACCAAGGAAATCACATCTATAGTCAAAATTTACATTTCGCTCTCGTAACTTAAACCCAATTGGATCTGTGTCGTGATACTGCGCACCTGCTTTTATTTGTGCCCTATAGTCATCACTCCATGCAGGATTATTAAAGTTTGCGAGATCAGTTCCTTCTGGTACGGGTAAATGATTTATCAATACGCTTTCTTTGATATCAGCATTACCAATACCATCATATATGCTATTGTAATTTGGTTCTACCAATTTATATTTTGAAGCAAACGCACCGGAATTTGTTAAATCATCAATATCAAATCCCTTTACGCTTTTGATTGAATCAAATCTATAAACATTCCCCTCATCCGAGGATAGTTGATATCTCCAATATCCCTTTCGTTCCAAATATCTTTCTTTAATTAAAGACGTGATACTTTTAAAATACCATTTGTCAAAGTCTTGCCAGAACAAATAGTTTGGTGAATTGAATTTTATGTCTATTGCATTTTCTGCTAAATTGTTGATCAATCGATCAACATTCAATTCCTTAACAACTTTGCCCCATGGGTATAAAAAATACCGAGGACGTAACCAAACCCAGTTTCTAGTTGAATCCACTTCCATGGGTTCTTTTGCTGTCGTTTGTCTGTTAGATGCTTGTGAATCGTATGGTTTACCATCAAAATAATTCGGGGCTAATTCGTCGGATACGTATTGATCTATAGTTCCTACCCACTCATCATCACCAAACTCTCTATCTTCTGGATAAACCTGAGCATCCTCATATGAGGTGAAATCAACTTGGTATAGTCTATTCATTGATTCGCCCATCTGTAGGTACAATCCAGGCACTTGATTCGTAACCAACTGTATTGATGTGATATAAAATTGTAGTTCAGTGAACGAGTCTTCTACATCTGGCGTTGAAAATGCCATTTTTAACTTTCCACCAGTTTTTAGATATGGTGTTATTGATGGAATTTTATTTCCATATGAATCAATAGGATCGACATCCCGCAACATAACAGTTCCACGAACACCACCCTCAAACAAAGATTGCTCTATGTTCATACCGTTGTATATAAATGGAAACATCGGATCTGTTGATATGTCATATCCATTTATCTTAAATTCATGCCATTTAATGTCGCCCTTGCTATCTGCCATATTTTATACCCTCATGATACAGAAGTTAGTGAACCATACGTTGAAAGTGCATTTGTTGAACTAAGCACAATACGAAAGGCATCTGTTATATTTGCTGTAATAGTTTTCTTGGGGACAAAAACCCCACGTTTTTGGATTTCATTATTTACCAAATAATCACGCACATTAATTGTAGATATGTTATTGGGTAATTCATTTCCATTTATGTATTTTGTTATTAGAGTAGTAGATTCTGAAGTAAATTCAAATTCCCATGTGTCTATAAGTGTTGTACCATCGGTTTCTCTGTATGGAGATATTACTTGTTCTACACTCGCATTTTTAAATTGTTGCAATGATGCTTCTATTGATGATATTTTCTTTACAATAAATGTCGAATCAATATTGGAGGACGAAAAAATCTGAACCATTCTATCAGAAAAATCACCATCGACATTTTCATTCCTCAGTCTCCATATAAAGATTTCGCTACCTTCTAGTGAAGTAAAGAAGTCATCGGTAAAGTAAAGAGAATTTATTTTTCTTGTGATTGGTTCATATGTATCAACAATAGCCCATTCGTTAGGGTTTACTGGCACTCCTGATGTAGCTACCGTGATGATATCCCCTCGTCGTAGTGTCAGTTCTGGTTTTGCAAGTACATGAAAAGAGAAGCCCTTATAGTAGTTTGCAAACAGATCACTTATTTCTATATCAGTTAATCCCCAATCATTTCTTGATATTACATTATTAGCATATAGTATCTGCCAAAACAAATTTGGATCTTCGTATAGATTATTTGCAAGACGCTCTGGTTTTTGTCCACCCTTAATTAAGATTTTATCAAAAATCCCATCTTGCTCTTTTATATGTCCACGTTTATAAATGTCAACTACAGTTTTTGATGTACCATCTGGAAAGGTATAGTTAATTTTTGGTAAGTAATTGAAGTATGTCATAGTCTGCTGAACAATTCCGATCTGCTTATGATTCCACCATCTGGATCTCTGAACACACCTTCAATTTCTACAAAGGTTAATCCTATATTGTACGAAAATGGATAATAGGCATTTTCTGTTCTGTAAAATCTGGATGTGTCTATTCCATGTGCGACTTCTACCAAAGCGCATGGCTTGGGTTGACCCAACCAAAATCCAGTTTGGTTACTATTGTTTCTTGCATCCCAAGCAGATAGCTGCCATAGTGGTGGATGATTCATTCTAGATATTGCATCTATGAGATTACCGCTAGTGAGTAGAGGTGATGGCATAGAAAGTGATTCGAACGTGTTTCCTATAAGGGCTGCCAATTCACTGTTAGCGACACTTGCAACTGTTTTTAAATTCCAGTTTAATTGATATTTTCTTCGTGAAGCACCCATATAAACAGATTCACTGGTAAGAAGGTCAATTCTACCTTGACTTTGTTGCATATTACCAAATGTATCATTGAATGTTTGTTGGGCGACTCCCTCCGTCACATTCCTGAGTTCATCTTCGAGATTCTGTTTACCACTAACACCGGTTTTATTTCCTAGTGCGTTTCTAAGGTGCTGAAATCCTTCTTGGATTGGAGCATCATCATTGTATCGATTCATCGTACCACGAGAAACAATTGTTCCCGGAAGTAAAATTTCACCCAATAGCTGATTTAAAGGTGCTCTATCCTGAAAAAACTTACTATAATTATGACAAGAAAATAACATCCAATATGGAGCCTCTACCGTCTCCGGGGTACCCCAAGCAATTGCATTTGTGGCCATTTAATTCTCCCTTACCAATATATATATTGGGGAAATGTAATGGCATATAAAACAAAATTTAATCCCAAGAATACAAAGAAATATCTCGGTGATCCATCGAAGATTATTTGTAGATCATCGTGGGAAAGAAAAATGTGTAAATACATGGATAACAACCAGAATGTTATACGATGGGGAAGTGAGGAGATTATAGTTCCTTATTTATCCCCAGTTGACAAGAAAATGCATCGTTACTACCCAGATTTTATAGCAGAAATAAAGGGACATGATAATGAAGTTAATACGTTTCTAATAGAAGTTAAACCATATAAGCAAACACTTGAACCTAAAAAGGGAAAGAAAAAGGCAAGAACATTCCAAAACGAAATATTAACATATGCAGTTAACCAAGAAAAATGGAAATCTGCTAATAAATTTTGCTCAGATAAAGGATGGAAATTTAAAATACTCACAGAAAAAGACTTATTCAAAGGAACATAACACATGCCACTCAATCCAACAACAGAATTAGCTCAGGGAATTTTTAATAATGGTTATTTGAAACAAAATCAATTTATAGTTGATTTGTTTTCGCCCGTTGGTAATATTACACGACTACCAGTATTTTCAGCTACCTTACCGGGTTTCGATGTTAATACGATTGAGCAGCGAGATGTGACTGGTCCAATTAAGTATATCCCAGAAAGAAAAACATATATTCAAGGTTTATTCATAAACTTCTTTATGTCTAAAAATATCAATGGTAGTCCATATGAGCTTGTAAATCGATGGAGTGAATTTTTCGCAACAGATAATGGACCCAACTTTTTTTATCAAGAGGGTACATCAGCATCTAAAATTCATGTTCGAATTGGATATGATTCAGAGCAACCAGATATAGAGGTTATATTTTATGAAGCTTACCCACGAGTTCTTTATCCTATAGATCTAAAACCTGTGGAAGAAATAGTACCGTTTACTTTTAGTGCTAACTTTGGATATAGAAAATTTGAAGTTTTACTCAATGGACAAACAATTCAAATGCCTGGACAGTGATAGGAGTATAGATGACCGATTATAAAACATTGTTACAATCTGAAATACCGGAATATGAAACAAAATTACCGTCGTCTGGTAAGGTGGTAAAGTACAGACCCTTTCTAGTAAAAGAAGAAAAAATACTATTACTTTCCAAACAAAACGGAGATAGAAAAGATCAACTTTCTGCGATAGAAAATATCATTAGTTCTTGTTGCAACATAAGAAAAATTGACAGCTTACCCCTAGTTGATGTTGAGCATATTTTTCTGGAATTGAGAAAAAAATCAATAGGTGAAGTTGTTGATTTAAATTTTAACTGTCCAGAAACAAAAGAAAAGATAAAGGTAAGCTTAGATTTAAATGATATATGTACAACCAACTTGAGCAAGAAAAAAACTATTTCGTTAACTGGATCAAAAAAGATACTACTCAAAGAATATACATTTGGTGATTTTAAGAAAAGCTTTTCCTTTGTTGAAACTAAATTTGATGAAATTGTATTCTTAATGTCCAAGTTAGAAACTCAAACCGAAGTAATCGACTGTGAATCACTGAACACTAAACAAAAAAATGAAATATTGGATAATTTATTACCAGCAGACTACAATAAGATAATAAAAGAAAACGATAAAGTTGTTCGACATGAACACAGAGTAAAGTATCAAACGCAATTGGGAGAAGAGAAAACATTACTTATTCGAGGGCTGTTTGATTTTTTTTGCTTGCCCTCAGCCATATGAATTTAACTGATTTTTACATATTAAATTTTCAACTTATGCACAATCATAAGTACAGTTTGACCGAGTTAGAAAATTTAATGCCGTGGGAAAAAGAAATTTACTTGGCATTACTGAGGGCATCGCTAGTAGAAGAAAATATGAAGATACAACAAAAATTAGCTGAGAGGGGATAAAATGGAAAAATTTGGTTTCAATAAAGTTGATGAGGATGACATGTTCAATCCAAAACAATCAATAGAAAATATGAAGTCTTTATCTGATATAGAAATGATTGGTAATAATTCTAAAGAAACTACACTAAGTGATGTTGATATTACTAGCTACACATCTAATGTAGATTCCATGGATGAAGTTGTGGATGATGTACCTTCTTCTATCACAACATCACTGTCTAATGCGTCTAGTTACATTGAAGATGCGAAGATAGATCCATTACCAGATTCACCTTTATTTGAGAACATGGATACAAATGAATCATTAACAGTTGAAACAAGTAAGAATCTTCACATTAACAAGCAACTTGAGTTTGATTTAAAAAATCAAGCATATACACCAGCACCCGTACAGAGACAATCACCCCTCGAGGGAACTATGGCATCAAGTCGAGCATCAATTGATAATCACAACTTTGATATTCCAAGCCCACTATCAGTAAATTCGAGTGCTAATAAAAGAGCAAATAGAAAAGGCGCGCACCCCGAATGGAGAACGCGCCTTGGTTAATCTATTTCTCTGATTAATCCCAGCTATGATCTCTTTTCCATGGACAGTTACTTCCAATTAGAAGCAGGGTAGGAACCCAGAGTCCGATGAACATTCCAAGTGTCTGGTTAGTCTGGTAAATCCAGACTGAAAGACAAATGGAAAGAAGTGATGCGATATACAGAAGCTTTTCAATCATAATTTAACCTTTCATCAATCCCGAGATAGCTTTTCAAAGTAAGACAGTGCATCAGTTTCATCCTTTGAGTCATCAATGGAATTAACTTCAGAACTACTGACATCTTCAACGGTTGATGATCTAGATTCCGTGGAACGGATATCTTCACCAATAACTTCCTGAAGACGAGTCTTCAGTTCATCATATGACTTGAAGTTGGATGGATCGGTAAATGCAGTCAGGGAGTACTGCTTGTTCCAAAGTTCTTCCAACTTAGCGTCATCTCCATCAAAGAGAGCAGCAGCAGAATCAAATTCTGACTTATCATAATTGATGAATCCTGCGACACGACGAACCTTCAACTTGAAGTTTGCGCCTTCCCAGAAGTTGAAGACATCAACTGCCTCTTCATCAGCAAACTCTGGCTTTGCTGCTTCTTGGATCTTGTCAAAAATCTTCTTACCATACTTGTAGAGGAAGACCTTACCTTCATTTTGTGGATTAGCTGGATCGCTAACAATAAGAATATTTGAGATATACTGAAGCTTACGCTTTCTGGTTCTCGCAATATCCTTATCTGATTCAATACCACTGTTCCAAAGTTCGCTGTTCATTTCTGAAACAGGATCCTTTTCCCCGAGAGTGGTTCGCGAATTCTCAATGAACCAACCACCCTTACCCTGAAAACCATGTGAGTACAGCTTCGAGAATGGAAGCTCTTCGTTTGGTGGGGTTGGGAGGAAGCGGAGGACTGCAAAGCCATTACTAGCCTTATCTAGTTCTGGTCTCCAGAAACGTTCGTCTTTGTATGACTTGGTTGTTCCACTGGTTTCTTCCAGTGCCTTTGTCAGATCATCAATGCTGGATCGTGACTTCTTCTTAAAATCGTCAAATGAACTCATATTTGTAACCTTTCTATGTTTCCCGAGGAACTCCCCCGGACATGAGTGACTCTGGGAACTCCCCAGATCTTGTTATATTATACACAAAAAAACTCCCATGTCAAATGGGAAGTGTACTTTTTTCTTTTGGTATCAAGTTAATGTCTTGACCCTCGATTTGAATCTTCTCAATTATTGGTCTAGAAATTAATTTAGCCGCAACTTGAGGTTCAATTTCATAATCATCACATTTCATAAGAACAGCATCCATATATCTACCACCCTTTGATATAACGTGATTTTCTACCTCCTTAGAGAAGGTTCGTTTAACTTCATCTGTAACTATCATTTTGATCTCCTTACCTATCCATTATATAAAAAAAGTCAATACAAATCAAGATAGATCTTTCTATTATATATATTAAAGAATCCGGAGATAAAATAAACATGTCAGATACCACATCGAATATTGTTATACAGACAGTTGGAACTACGGCTGATTTAGCGACCGACTATGGCACAAACTTACTAGGTGGAAGTGCCGCGCATCTTCAAATGATGAAAGTTGTATGGGGCGATCGAGATAGTGGATATAGGGTAAGTGGGACGTATCCCATGCCTGTTTCTATATATGGCGCACCCTCTAACATAGGAATTTCTGGTGGTCAAATTAATGGTACCGGCAATTTCTACATTGCAAATGCCCATATATTTGGTGGGAACTCTGGAAATACCGTAATGTATCTGGCTGTCGCTGGTGATACTTCTGGTAGTCCAGTTGGAATTACAGGAACAATTCAGGGATTTTCTGGTTCGTACCCAGTCGCAGTGACTGGTGATGTACTGATCCTTTCTGATACTCTACGACGAGCACCAAGAGTGCAGGGTATAACAAACGGTACCCCAATAGAAGTTACAGGTGGAAATAAACTAAATTATGTCACCGATTCAGTACAGGTACTTGGTAGTACAGTAGGATTTGCTAGACTCTCACCAGCAACAGACTCGATTTCTGTTTTTGGATCTGATCTCGGTGGTAAAGTTCTTACCAAACTATTCGCGGGAGATGGATCGACCATCGGTCACTCTGGTGATGCAATGAACGTGAACGTAGTCAATGCAGGCTTGACTTTCTCTGTGTCAGTTGGACTTACTGTTGGTATTACTAACGGAGATCAAGGACCACTTAGAATTCAAGGAGCCTCTGGTGACAGTATCACGATCAAGGGTGAGCAGGGTGGTGCTTTAGAGGTTGTTACCGGAACTGGTAATATACTTAATGTATCCATGGCGGGTAATAAACGTGTTGATATCAACGACTCTCTCTTAGTAACTGCCCTCACGGGTGGAAGTGTGTTCGACACCAAATTGAACACTCTAATAAATCAACTTGCTGGTGAGGGGTTAGGATTCACTGCACTAGGTAGTGCTCTCACAGGAGGTACTGCTGCGTTTGAGAATCATGGTGCGTCTGGAGCAAATGTTGTACTGACTACAATAACTCGACAAATTAAACCCAGCGAAGTTTACTTTGGTAGCATGGTTGTGGATATTGGAGCTGCTGGAGTAACACATATTGCTCAAGGAAATGTCAATGGTTCTACCGGAGTTGGAACATATCCATTACACACTGGTGTTAATGTAAAGGCATCTCCATTCAATAGCGATTACATTTATGTTGCAGGAACTGGTGGAGCCGATGCCCTCGCATCGGGATATCCGCTAGAGGCATCGGAAACACTATTCATTGAATGTGACAATTTAAATAAGGTGTATCTATTCACTAATTCGAGTAGCACTCAGAATGTATTCTTCCATGGATCATAAATTGAATGTCAAAACAACATAGAAATAATAGATCCAAATTTAATACACAACGAACTGGTACGGGAGCGTTCTTTTCGCAGACGTTCATCACCGGCGGTAATTTTTACGGTGTTAAAGTTGGTAATTCAATTGATGATTTTCTAAACTTTGATCAGAGAACATCATCAACTCCAAATGTTATCATAAGTGGAAATAGTGCTGTATTAGATTTTACTGCATCACAAACCAAAAAAGATTTGAACTATTTAAAGGCGCTGTCTGATACTTTAGTATCAGGAAATACATTCACCATAGTACATGGTGGCTACTACGATCCAAATACTGAAATATATGCAGATATATCTGGAACATATACATTCGAAGGTATGTTCCGGGATACAGTTATTTCAGCTACATTTGATACACTTACTAATATACCAACTGGTGTGCTTAGATATTCTTCTGATTATTTTTCTGACGTACCACAAATTGATCTTTTAGGAACAGCCGGTACTGGTAGAGAAAAATTCTTTATAAAAAATTATCTTGGAAATGAGTCATCACCATCACTTACCAGCATGGGGGCTAGGGTGAATGATTATGTTACAATCTCAGATAGTGTAACAAACAATAAAGCGTTTAGAGTAGATGATTTCTATCTAGATCCAAATGGAACTGAGGTACTTATCTTGGGTGCAACAGCAGCAATAGAAGAAGATAGAATCGGCGTAACATCTGAAATTAAATTATATCGAAATATTAATCCGATATCATCTGCTCTCGGTAACGAAAACATATCATTCGTCAACGATGGTACTCAATTTCTCCGTATAGAAACATTAAAGATAACCGTTGGTGTTGACAATAACGATAACTTTTATTATATGATCAACGGTGTCAAATCACCAAGGTTGACTCTAACTAGGGGAATAACATATATCATAGATCAAACTGATCCTTCTAATTATAGGGGACCAAATGGTATAAATTTACCTTTTCGATTATCATATATTAGAGAAGGCACATTCAATAGATCCGAAGCGATTGGGGCGATTGATAGTGTATTTGTTAGTTCTGGTGTGGTATATCCAAAGACAGAAGGTAACTTCTTTATCTTTGAGCCTAGATTCACTAAAGAGGCTATTATATACTTTTACTGTGGTACTAGGAATGGTATGGGTGGAGAATTTTCGATTGATGGTGTATATTCAATCCCATTTGAAAGAATGCATGGTTTCGTAACAGTACCACCTCAGTATAGGACTTCATCTAATTTTGAATATGCAAGAGATTATCCAGAAACAGCAAACCGAATGTCAGAAGAACAACTAAATAGTAACCGTCCAGGCGGACCAGTATCTTTTGACAGAAGCCTAAATGTTAATTATGGAAGTGATTATGGAATTGGATCGACAGATTATTAATATCTAGAATAGCTCCGGTGGGATTCGAACCCACACTGTATGGATTTTAAGTCCACTGCCTCTGCCAATTGGGCTACGGAGCCATGGACATATTATACCACAAATTTAAATTGTGTCAACCTATTCCGAAAGAAATTCACCGGTGTGTTCGACACTATCTTGGATGAATGAAGTGAGTGCGTTGGGTATTGACCATCCACTCGTACCATTTTCATATTTAACCTCAATCAGTTGCTCCCCATTTACATCGAGTTTAGTGGAGACGACAGTGCCTTTTTTCTTAGTGGGAAGGTGAATTACTTCTTGTAGTAGCATAAAANTTTTCATNANTAGTCTAGCCTTTCATAACCCTCTCGGGTAGTGTAGTATATTTTATCAAACATCAACTTACACCATGGACAGCAGAGAGAACAAGGGCGAGATAAACGAGAATGACCAAACCGGTTAAACCTAAAGTTAACCAATTCAAGATTTTTTCTCTCTTTGCATCTGAGCAGTGCATCAAGTTCTGAATGAACTTCATCATATCTATATCCAATCTGTTTGGCTTTTGGGTGTGATTTTAGTTGATTGATACCAACAGCGATTACATTGTTTCTAACGATAATCAAAGAAACGTGTTTCTTTTGTCGTGTACTTTCTAGGGCATACGGTAAAGCGAACTGAGATAACTTATCAAATTTTCTTTGATTCATAATATAACACGGACGGAAAGACTTGAACTTTCGACCTGCGGATTAGAAGTCCGCTGCTCTATCCAACTGAGCTACGTCCGCAGGAAAGTTAACGGACTTTCTTTCCATTTCCCGATCTAGAAGTTGTTGTAGGAGTATTTCCTTTTTTCTTCTTGGTATTTCTGGGACTTCCAACCTTGATCATATTATTGACGTGCTTGGAAAATTGAGCGGAATTTTTAGCCATTATTTAGATCCTTGTCACGAACCGCTAATCTGAAGTGATGGTGCACCTGAAGGCATGCCGGACATAGCATTGGGCATACCACCGGGACCACCCTGTGGAACGAGAATACCATTACCAACGGTTTCGTTGTATTGGTTATGCAGTTCCGTTTGAGCCTTGATAATGAAGACAATAAACTTCATATCAATTTCGAGTCCATCGGTAATATCACCGTATGGCAACCATGGAGCAAATGCAAGTTGTCCGTCACCAACTGGAACGAGAATAGCTGGGTTCTTCATCTTAATAAATTCAGTTCCCCCATTCTCTACAATTTCACTCTTACAAATAATTTCTTCACCACTACTTAGTCTTACAATTTGGGTTTCCATTTTTTCCACCTTTCACTTTTTTGGGAAAAATTTTATCATAATTCTCAGAATACTTTTTATAATCTATAGGGCGATACTTATCACCCTTACCTGCTGAATGTTGTCCGCTCATATCACTTCCAGAACTGATACCATTTTTTTGGAATATCTTCTTGATTTTTTTCTGCACGATAAATGCCGCGTTTAACATCTGCTTCTGTTAATAGTATATCAACTTCTGTGTTATTATACAAGAGATTTGTGTGATAATATTTCGAAGCTTCTCTTTTACTTTTACGTTGTTTATTGAAAACTAAAGTCATATTATTTCTCCAATTATATTAGTATTTATATCGATTTAAAAAAAGTCAAAACAATACATATAATTGTATAACCACAAACCATCAAATATCAATCGGGAGAAGTATAAATGGCACAATTTTACTGGAGAGGCAACACAAGCGCAGGAGGAAGAACGGTTCAGGGAATCACTGGAACTGTCTGTTTCTTACCTAATGATGCACCGAGTGGGAACTTTGATGTATGTAATTGGAATGTCGCTAGTAACTGGCTTAAGGTAGTTACCGGACCAACTCACGGTAGTAGTGCTGACTTTCATTATGAGGTACCTACACATTGTCCCGGTGGTGGTGATGAAGCAATTTTCGAGTGTTTAGCACAAGATGACAATAAGAACTTGAACACACCTGCTCCGCTTTCTAGATGTATTTTTGGTGGTTTTTGGAATGAAAATACTGGCTTTGGTTGGGTGAATGCAGGGCAAACTGGGGGTAAATGTACAGTTCATGTTAGAGAAAATTATGGTGACAATAACCCCTTCGACAGTGACGGCTACGGTGACTCTGGTTCAGGTGTAATTCCATACGTGGATTCCAGTTATTACCCAGACGGAGTTGATGGTGATCGTAGGACAGAAGATGGAGACACCCGACGATGTGGACCTATTGGACCTTATGTTGGGGGTTTAGCCAATGGAGTGAATAATGAAAGAAAATCCTTAGTTGGTGCTAGTGCCGGTTTGGGTAGCACTTATGCTGGTGGTGTTAATTTAGGTGGTATTGTAAGTGGATTGAGATTAAACTGCGACAGTCTAGTCTGTGAAGGTGGTTCTAGAACTACAAATGCTAATGGATATGGATCTGGTGCTGACATAAATTCTGATGGCGTGTGGGAAGATGGTGTCGAGCACGGAGCACGTTTCACTGATTCTATCGTTGATTATTGTTCACTTCAATCTTGGAGAGGAGCAAACGCATATTTCTTAGAGGGAGGAACATATGGTCAAATAGAACAGACTTGTCCAGTTGATCCACTACGAAGTGGTCCAGATGGAGCAGGAGTAGAATATCCGGGTGGCTTTGCTACGCCGGCGTTTGATACCATGGTAGATGTTGATGGATGTCCAGATAGAAGCACGTATAGTCAAATTAATCATACACCGAATTTTAATATTACCCAGAGTCTTTACGTAGGTAATACAAATATAGTAGACTATGGCACACGCGGGTGTGTTGGTGCTGCACGATATGAAATTAGCAATGAACTTCCCAACTTTACATATGATTCAGATTTCAGAAATGCTGCCCGTTCGTGTGTTGTCAACGCAGACATCACAAACGTACACATTTATCCACAACGAAGAAATCTACCCCATAAGAATTTCTTAAGATATCACCCCATAGTGTTTCATGGAGACGATTATGGTTCAACCGGAGACGTATCATCAGAAAGAACTATGGGCAAACTAAACATGTATGACTCCGCCCCCGGATCAACCACACGAAACGTGTTTGAACGAGGAGAAAATGAAGAGTTTAGAAATGCACAGGGCGTATTACTAGCTAGTAACAAATTTAAAATCAGAGGCACAAACAACCTTGTTGGTTTAGATAATGCAAGTTGGACAATCGATGAACTTAACCTAGAGGGTGGTCGTTTAGCTCCGGGTAGGATGGAAATTAAGAACTGGTCGCCAGATTTAGTACCACCAGCAAATCCATACGGAGATCCACAAAATGAATGTGACTTAGTACATACAAATGAGATTCTCATAGTAGGGGGTGACATTTTTGCCAAAGGTGCAATCAACACTAGAAATAGTGCTGCAACCCATTGGAAAGCGTTTAAAATAGGTGGAGCCACTCTAGCACCGAATACTGGTGCAGGACTAAGAGTAGCCAGCAGAAATGCAGGAGATTCTGATGATCAATTTGTGACAGGAAAAGAAACTAGAATAGCCGTTGATTATCTCGCCGGAAATACTGGTGCAACGTTCACCAGTGATGCTAAGAATCCAGTCCGAGTAGTCAGTTTCAGACGAATAACTGGGGGTAGATGATGTACATCAATATTTCAACCAAAATTAAACTAACAGGAGATACACGACTATGACAAAATTCTTATGGAGAGGATCAACCGCAGGGGGCGAAAAATTAGATGCACTCTCTTCGGATGCTTCAAACGCCGCAAACTTTAATTGGAATTATCCTGGCAACTGGCTAGAACAAAAATCCGGATATACAGCCGGAAGTACTAGTGGTGTATATTACTGTACGACAGATAAGGTGCCTGGTTATGGGGATCAAGCCATTTACGGTCAGATTTACGTAGGAGAGTTTGGTGCATATGGACTTGAATCCGCAACAGGATCTTTTATAAGCGCACAGCAAGCAGGATATGGAGAAGCTGATTATGCAAATCCAGATATGTACGGTATTCCACTATGTTCTCTTAAGTTTGGTGGTGTGTCACAGTATGGTAACACAGGTTACGTAAATGCACTTCGACCTGCACCAATTGGTAACCATACGAGGTTGGATACTTTTGACATCCTGCCCTCCGCTGGATTTTCTGGTAACGCGGGATTCGATGCTAGAGGAACATCCGCAGGATCTATCATAGGCTGCTCTATTGCAGAACGGACAATACTAAGAGATAATAGTATTGGTACAAGTACACTTTTGTCTCGTGGTGGTGTCAATATGGGAGGAACTGTTGATTCACTCAGGATCCATACTCGTACTATGGACATCATCTCTCAAGGTGATTTCACAGCTAAGTTTGCAGACACCAATGTTGGAGCCATGTTTGTCTCCCTCGCTGGAGGATACGGCGCGTCCGCGCCGTTGATCTCATCAGGAAACTTAGACTTGGATTTTGCTGGTGGTACTTGCAATGGCATCTTCCTCGAACGTACATCGGAAAACGATAGTGTTGGTAGACTGCCTGGTAGTTCATATCGATTTAGGCATGACACCTTTGTAAACCAGCCTGGACTTACAGGTCATAAACTAACCGACATTAAAATCGTCGTCATTGAAAATGCACATAGAGATTGTTCGATGCACTTTGAGTGTGTGAATTCAATACAAGATTTTAGGTACACTCCTTTCTACCGACCAAAAGTTTGTAAAGTATATGCTAATGTCGATAGATGTGATATTGGACCAGAAAAGATGCGAGCATTGGTACCCGGAGGTAGACCTCCGGACTACAATAATGCATATCCAGAATTACCATATAACACACTAGTATTCAGTGGAGGTGGTGGAACTAGAACTATTGGTAAGTTGTATATGCTTGCTGCTGGTTTTGGTCTGGATGTCAACGATCAGCTTTACAACACCACTATTCTAGATGGAAAATATAATCCTGAATATGATTTAGGTGATGAGTTTGACAGCAGTGGAGTTGATCCAAGAAACCCAGCGGAAATTAAAGGGGCAAACAACTTAGTTGGTTTTGAAAACGGAACCTTTGTAGTTGAAGAACTTTCCATTCAGGGTGGAAGACTTATTGTTGGAGACTGGAACCTTGGTGCCGATGGTGAATCTGTTGGTAGAAGAGGGATACAAGGTAAAGATAAGACAATTACAATTAATTCGGGTGAGGTACATAGCAAAGGAACTATTGATACAAGACACCCAAAGAATGTTTCATACAAAGGCTTTAAGATTGGTGCAAGCACTACACATCCACGAGACCGTGGTGGAATACAATTTGTTGGTTCTGATGCCGATGTAATTTTGTCAGACGATCACTTCATAGTCCTCGACATGATATCTGGTGGTACCGGTACCACATATGATGGTAATTATATTTTACCAGAGATTAATTAAGCTAGATTAAAAATTAAATAAAAAGACAGGGGCTGGTAGAAATACCAGCCCCTGCTTCGTTCAATTGGTATTTTTTTATGAGTTTACTATCTCATCAATGGGATCGTGTGCTTCGCTGTAATTACATTCACGACACAGAACCATTTCCCAATCATCATTATCATGGGGTGCGTCTTCGGAAGGTCCACAAAGGATACAAAAATCGTAAACTTCTTTTGTAGTCATTCTAGTCCTTTAAAAAAGAAAGTGCGGGCCAGGTAGACGCTTCCCAGTAATATTCCACCGCACTTCCTCGAAGAACTGGTGAGTATTTAACCTCTCACCAAGTTCGTTTTGCACTATTATCTATAAAAGATTTAGAGTGCGAATCGACGACCCATGGAGTCGAATCCATATGAACGATCACCGGGGTGGGTGTCTTCCATGAAGTAACGGGTCTTACCAGTGGAGGTTGGCTCCGAGGTGATTTCCCAGTTACCGTGAGCTTCAACCATATCACGGATGTCGCTGATGGTAGCGCGGAGGTTAGCAACCCCGAAACGGCTGCGTGCTTCGCCTTCAGTGAGACCCTTACCGGCTGCAAGATAGTTGATTACACGTCGCTTCTTAGTCATAGTTGGCATATTATTACCATTCCTTAAAATGATGCGGTTTAATTATTAGTCGGTACGTTTGTCGCATCACCCAATACGTCCGACTTGCTTATGTTCTAATTATACACTATATTGTGTCGTTGTCAATAGCTTTAGTCAATTTTTCTGAGATCGTCGTGTATGAAACTGTTCAGGAGTTTCGGTCATAGTTTCCCCACTATCCAATAGATCTCTTCGTGCCTTTAGTGCGATGATTCCCATCGTAAGAAATGCAAGGATCATACCTAACCAAACAGGGACAATTTTAGATACCATGAGAGTACCATACATTATATTAAATCCAGTTATAACAACGATACATGTAACTGCATACTGCTGTTGGTTTGCTGCTTTTTTATCAGCTTCCGTCATGGGACGAGAAGGGGTCCAGTCAAACTGCCTGTTTGTCATCTTGCTCTCGTGTATTCTCTGTCTAAAATTCTACAGTTCTCTTTGCCTTTAGCGATAAACACTTCACCGGCTGTTTTGTGGTTGTAGATCATACGAGCAACCACGGGTTCAGAGTGTTTGTCAACACAGCTAGTACAATAGTCTGTATCTGGACAGAACTCAAGACGAATGTCTGGAATTTCATTTCCACAATCAATGCAGTATCTCACTTGAAAACTCCCATACGATTCACCACACGAGTCGTGAGGATCTCTCCACCGCGCTTGTGCATGTTACGTTGCTTCGTGATACCCTTACCCCATCCAACGCGGAGAACGGTATGCTTCTTCATAGCAGAACCTTCTCGTTCTGCTTCTAGATCAAACTTATCAAGAACTCGTTTTGGCATGAATATGCTCCTTTGTGTTAGTCGTAAAAAATATCGGCAGGCGGGGCAAGTGGTTTTCCATTGACGGCACGTATACTGCCTCCCACATCGGTATCCCTCTCTCTGACACCCGCTTTTCGTCGCCATATGTCTGCGACTATCCGATCTCTGAGGCGCGACCCCAGTGGAATACCCCCGACAGGACTCGAACCTGTGACCAATCGGTTAAAAGCCGATTGCTCTACCAACTGAGCTACGGAGGCAGTTAATTTTCTCTGGAACATACATATTGTATCAACCCCATTGAGGAAGTCAACCGTACATATGAAATTTTCAGAATATATCTTGAGCGAAGTATACAAAGATTCTGGTCTTGGTAAATGGTTTGGTAAAGGTGGTAAGGGTGGAAAGACTAAAGGTGGCTGGGATCGGTACAATACCAAAGGTGAAAAAATTGGTAAGTGTGGTGATAAGAAAAAAGGTGAAGGTAAACCCAAATGTCTCTCTGCTGAAAAAGCTGCAAAGATGACTAAAAAAGAAAGAGCTAATGCCGTGAAAAGAAAAAGAAAAAGTGATCCCTCTACTGATAGACCTGGTACTGGGAATAAACCAATTAACGTGTCAAACAGAATAAATGAAGAAACTAAAAAAGTAACAGCACCAGAGGGCTTCCACTGGATGAAAAAAGCCTCAAATGAATATAAGCTAATGAAACATGCACCGAAGAAATTCAAACCACACACAGATGGCTCATTAGAGGCCGAGTTTGATGTTCAAAAAGTCCACAGTGAAAGTGTTATCCCAAGCTTCCATGAATTCATCACCGAAGCATCAAAGAACGTTCCTACCAATCCCGCACTTTGGTCCAAAGCAAAGTCTGCGGCAAGATCAAAGTTTGATGTATACCCATCTGCTTATGCTAACGCATGGGCTTCTAAATGGTACAAGAAGCGTGGTGGTGGATGGAAGAAAAAGAAGTCTTAAGTTAAGATCCCTTCTCCAGCAAACCATTCGGGTTGATGATCGTGATGTCCTTGGGGGTGCCCGACACCTTTTTTCCACCTTGCGAATTTAGCTTTTTCCCCGATGTAATACTTTCTGTATGCACTAACGGCATCCCCCTCCACCTTATACTCATCAGGCATCGCCTGAGCAAAGGGAGTTTCCTTGTGGTAGGTGTCTCGATCAATGTTCTTGGGCCAAGAGTAATTGCAGAATTCAATAATAGATTCTGACGCATGACGACGATCATATCGTCTTGTATATTCTCTACAGAGTTCAAGTCCGTGGGAAACCAACCAAAGGTAGTTACCTAATGTTTCACGCGCCCAGATTGTACATGGATGATTCATCATTGTAGCGTGGTACAGGAACTTACCATCCGGCATGTCCTCATCATATGGATGCGTCCACCTCCTGATTCGACGACCAGTTTTTGAATAATCAACATACTCTTCTCCGTCAAGCATTCGATGAATGGTCGAAAGCATCTGTGCAGTTTCGACAGGCATCTTTACAATGTGCTTGTCGCACATATGGTGTGCGGATTTCAGTGGTGATTCTGAAAGTACGAAAATATTCATTGTGAACTCACTGCTGAGGGATTGTTAGCCCAATCCCAGTTTTCTCTAATACGTTTGTTATACTTCCACGAGTCCGAAAGTATATCACAATTCACTCCAGCGTACAAGAACATTTCCTTCATCGCGTTGATATCTTTCGGGAAACACGTTCCACCATATCCACGATCACCATCAGGTCCAGGCACTTGAGTGTGCGAAGATCCGATTCTGCTGTCAGTACAAACTCCAGACAAGACATCTGAATAATTAATTCCGACTCGTTGACAATAATCAAACATCATGTTAAAGAATGACACTTTAATTGCAAGAAAACTATTCGCAGTATACTTAATCATTTCAGACGCGTTAGAAGCGACTGTAATGACTCTGGTGTCTGGCCAGTAAGTTTTGTATAGATCAGCAACAGGAGAAGTCCACAAATGGTTTCCACCAATCACAGTTCTTTCTGCATTGATGAAATCTTCCTCGGCATTTGCTGCGGTTAGAAACTCTGGGTTATGTACAACATTGGCTCCACTATTAATAGCCATTTTCCAAGTTGTACCAACAGGGACAGTTGACTTGATAATGTAGATCGGATCTTTATTCAGATCAGGTTGATTGAAAAATTCCGTAAGAATCGTAAGATCAACATCTCCACCTTCAGCACTCTGCATAGGAGTCGGAAGACATACAAAGATAAAGTCTGACTCCATAGTTTCATCTAGTGTATTGGGAGATCTACTTGGATCTTTATCATACACACGAACATCAGCACCAACACTCTTAAATCCCGAGGCAACAGCATTACCAACAAACCCATTACCAATAACACCAATAATTTTGTCTTTCATATATTCACCAATACAAGTAAGTTAAGAATAAAAATATTAAAAATGCAAACATGCAATAACCAAATAGTCCAACAAACATAGTTAACTCTATTCCAATGTGCATACAAAAAAGAAGGAATATCCATACAGGAATCAATGGTTTAACAAAGAACCCGATTGGAGTGAGAGTTTCTACTACTAGAACATAGTATGTCATCATTCTAATCATATTTTTTTTATTTACAAGGAAATTTGTTGGAAATCTCCACTTATGTCTATCCGGAAAATTCATCACATTCCAGACAGCCATTCCATCTCTCCAATCTTTACCCTTGAATTTTAAAATCACGGATAGACAGTAGAATAAAGTTATATTTGCGATTAGGCCTCTACCTGCATATGGAACCACTTTCAAGTGATCTTCCGGCATAATCAATGATGTAACAGAAAATATCGCATCTGGATTTGAAAAAATTAACCAAAAACAAAATGCATGTAAAATTTGATCAGATCCACCAACAAGACCAGAGGCGTATGATCTAAAGCTTATATGGAGATAAAGCATGAATATTAAAAATACTACAGAAAAAAAACCAATCGTAATACAGATAGCAGATATTAAATGTAATACCATGTAAAGTTTGAACGAACACCCCAACCTGAAAATTGTAGGTACGTTCCATAGAGTATTTCTTTGATATATTATAAGTCCCCCCTGACCAATAGGAGCACATATTTCATAACTAAAGATTATTTCGATCCACATACCAATGAATAATAGACCAACAAGAATTCTCAGTGTTGCATAGGGTACCGCACTTACTTCATCGAAAAAATATGAATCTATAAATTCAATCATATCAGAAGATTTTCCAGTCCTGTGCAGATTGATCAGTTGGAGATTCTATCTCGAAATTTTCTAGCAGTTCTAGATCTTCTACCGGTTCTGAATCTTCTACCGATTCTGGATATTTGAAATTTGTATTTATCACGCTGGAGGGATATAGCTTGTCATCATACTTATATGGCATCCTATATCTCGTTTCTTGCAGTGTGA